CCCGGCGCCGGGAATGCCTTCCCCCGGCGTTGGCGCGGTGCCCCCTGCGGCTGCTGCCCCTCCCGCGGCACCGCAGGGGTTGCCTCCCGGCTTGGGGGCTCCGGGCCCGGCAATGCCCCCTCCGCCTATGATGGGCCGCAAGCGGGGTGGCCGTGTCAAGATGACGGCTGGTGCCGGTTCGGGCGAGGGTAGGCTCGAAAAGGCCGAATTGCAGCGGGGGAAGAAGTAGATGTCCTACCTGCCCGGAGACGAAAAGCACCGCAACCCAGAGCGTGCGCTGCTGCAATTGCTGAGACGGGAATTCGATATCGAAGCGTCAGAAGCCGAGATACGGCAGTTCGTCGAAAGTCATTGGGCGAGGTTGTCCACACTGGCCCATGCGATTCACCGGCAACGGAGTGTGAATACGTGACGGACATCGCCGTTCATGCAGGAATGCAGGTGCAGACCGCCGACGGCCGGCTGTTGGTCTGGGATGGCGCGCTGTGGGTAGAGGCCAAGCCGGTTGTTGCTCAGACCGCCCCTGCGGTTGCGGATGCCCGGGAACTGCCCCGCAACTTCGACGCCCGTCCGCCCCGCGACTATGCCGAGCGCCTACTGGGGATGGTGAACCATGATCGGTGAGATGCGAAACGGCATTACGTATATCAGCCATGATGATCTCGACCACGCCATCTCGATCATGTTGCCGGGCGTCATGCGGTGGACAAATGATCCTGAGGCCGCGGGCGTTCCTGTTCGGAATCTCCGCATCGAACCGAACGGACCAGGAGTAGTGATCCGAGCCGACGCGTCCGGGCATTTATTCCAGTTCCGTCTTGAACTCGACGATTACAAGCTCCTGCTCAGTGCCGGAGCCAAACAGGCGTTCTTGTGCTGGTGTAAAGTCATCCGTGAAGTAAATGCCCATCCTCATCGGCTCTGACATTACGCTGCTCAGCCGAGCGCGAACCCAGATCAACGCCGAGATCGAAACCCGCAAAGATTCCATCGCGGAAGGCATTCTAGACCAGTCCCGCTACCTCAAGCAGGCTGGCGAAATCCAAGGCATGCGCGCGGCCTTGGGGATCATGGAAAACCTCGCGCGCGACATACTCGGGCAGGATCGCCCGGAAGGCTAGAAGGCAAAATGGTCGAAGGCATCACGTTCCGCCCCGGCGATACCGGGACGGGCGGCAGCATCATCATGGCTCATGGCAGGAATGGCGTGAGCTACTACAAACGCCCGCATCATCGGGCACACCTCAATTATCTGACCGAGACGCGCGGCGAGCAGTTCGATCCCATCGAGCGGCAGACCGTCAATGGCTCGCTTCCCTACGTGCTTGAGCGCGTGGAGGTGAACTGATGGCGAAGCCGCAGACATCATACGCCGAAATTCTCGAGAGCATCGGGGGCATCGACGATCTCAACATCCACGCCAACTGGATTCTCACGGGCATCTGGATGCGGCCCGAAAAGACCGACAGCGGCATCTTTCTCCCCGACAAGACCAGGGACGAGGATCGCTGGCAGGGCAAGACCGGCTTCGTGCTGAAGAAGGGCCCGCTGGCCTTTGTCTCCGACGCCCAGACCGACTTCAAGGGCCAGGACGTGAACCCCGGCGACTGCATCGTCTACCGCAACTCCGACGGCTGGTCGATCGACATCCGTGGCGTCCACTGCCGCATGGTGCAGGACACTGACATCAAGATGACCGTCAACGATCCGGCATCGATCTACTGAAGGAAGGCACAATGGCAAAATCCGACAAGTCCAAGGCGGAAGACGATATCGAGGATGTCGCGCTTCCCGAAGATCAGCCCGAACCCGTTACCGTCGACCTCGCAGCCGAAGAGGCGCCCGGCGGTGGTGAATCTGCCGCACCCCAGCCCAGCCCCGAAGACGACATGCAGGCGCAGCTCGAGGCTGCCCGTCGCGAAAAGGCCGAGGCCGATCGTCGTGCCGAAGCTGCAGAACAGCGTGCCGCCGAGGAGCGCCGCAGGTATGAGGCCGAGAGCCGCCAGAGCAAGGCCGAACTGTCGGACACCCGGCTCGCTACCATCTCCAACGCGATGGAAGCCAATGCGGCGCAGATCAGGGACCTGAAGGCGCAGCGTCGTGCCGCGCTGGAAGGTGGGAACTTCGAAGCCGAGGAATCCCTGACCGACCAGCTCATGGAGCTTTCCACCAAGCGCCAGCGGCTGCAGGAAGGCAAGACCGCGCTCGAACAGCAGATCGAGCACGAACGCAATGCGCCCAAGCAGCCCACCCCTGAACAGGCGATGGAGAACTGGAAGTCGACTCTCTCGCCCCAGTCCCGGCAGTGGGTAGACAGGCATCCTGAGGTCATGCGTGATCCTGCTAGGTTTCAGCGGCTGGGTCTTGCCCATCAGGCGGCCACCGAGTTCGAGGGCATCACCGCCGACACGCCGGAATATTTCGACTACATCAACGAGCGCATGGGCTTTGCGGAGCCCGAGACGCAGCAGCCGCAACGCCGCGCTCCCCAGGCTTCGGCTCCCGCGGCTCCCCCGAGCCGCTCGGCCCCGAGCGCATCCACCGGGCGCACCTCTGGCTCGACCTATACCCTGAGCCCGCGCGAACGCGAAGCAGCCGACATTGCCGGCATTTCCTACCCCGAATACGCGCGCAACAAGCTCGCGCTGGAAAAGTCCGGCGAAATTACCAAGCACTAGGAAAGGCACCACCGTGGACAACGAAACCGAGGACCGCCGCGGCCCCGGGCGGCCGAAGCTCGCCCGAGCCGATGACGGCGCCCCCATTCGCAAGCCTGTTCGCGAGCGTAAGCGCAAGGGCACGATCGCGCAGGACAAGTTCGCCATCCCTGCCCATCTCATCCCGGAAGGGTCCACCTACGAGTGGAAGCGCAAGGCCGTCTATGGGGCCAACGATCCGTCCTATGACGTCATGGTCCGTGAGCAGGGCTGGGAGCCGGTGGATGTATCCCGGCACCCCGAATTCATGCCCCCGGGCTGGAAGGGCGCCATCGAGCGCGACGGGCTGGTGCTGATGGAACGCCCGGTCGAACTGACCGCGGAAGCCCGCGCCGACGAGCGCCAGAGCGCCAAGCTAGCGGTGTGGACCAAGGAAGCCCAGTTGGGGCAGGCCCCGGACGGGCAGTTCGCTCGCACCAACAAGGGCGCGCCCATGGCGAGCATCCACAAGAGCTACGAGCCGATCGCCGTCGAGTAATCGGCTTCATTCCCGTTTTGCCGCTGCCCGGTGCGGCGGTCTTTCACCAGCAAACGATCGTTAGTGTCGCCTCGGGGCGCTCTGCGGTCAACCCAATCGGAGACAAGCGATGGCCAACACCAACGCTCCCTTCGGGTTTTCCCAGACGAGCGGCCACGGTTCGGCGCCGACTTACGAGACCAACGTCCGTAAGATCGCCTCGAACAACTCGACCGCCATCTTCTCGGGCGACCCCGTTACCAGCCTCAGCTCTGGCTACATTGCCCAGTCGAGCCCCGGCACCACCCAGATCGACGGTATCTTCGTCGGCTGCGAATACCTCTCGACCTCCCAGAAGCGCATCGTCTGGTCGCCCTACTGGCCCGGTTCCGACGCGACCGGCGATATCACCGCGTACGTGGTCCAGGACCCCAACGCCCGCTTCGTCGTGCAGGCTGGCGGTTCCACCACCGCGATCGGCTTTGCCGACATCGGCTCCAACATCAACTTCGCTGTTGGCACCGGTAGCACCGCCACGGGCCGTTCCGGCGCCTATGCCGACCAGACCACCATCGCCACCACGTCCACGCTGCCCTTCCGCATCATCGGGCTCGTGACCGATCCGCCGGGTGCCCCCGGCACCGACACCGCCTCCGGCTACAACCGCATCGTCGTTGCCTTCAACAACGTCGACGCCAAGTCGCTGACCGGCATTTAAGGGGGAATGAGAGATGGCTATCAATCTCGCGCAGATCAAAGACCTCCTGCTGCCGGGCCTTCGTGGCGTCACTGGCCAGTACGAGCAGATTCCCACGCGCTGGGACAAGGTGTTCAGCCGCGGCAAGTCGAACATGGCGCTGGAACGCACCGCCCAGATGCGCTTCCTCGGCCTTGCCCAGCTCAAGCAGGAAGGCGGCCAGACCTCGTTCGACAACAACGCCGGCGAGCGCTACGTCTGGAACCAGGAGCACAATGAGATCGCCCTTGGCTACGCGATTACGCGCAAGTCCATCGACGACAACCTCTACAAGGCTCAGTTCAAGCCCTCCAACCTCGGCCTGATGCAGTCCTTTGCCCAGACCAAGGAAATCTACGGCTGGAACATCTTCAACACCGCGACCACCTATAACTCGGCGGTCGGCGGTGACGGCAAGGCCCTGCTGGCCACGGACCATCCGATCGATGGCGGCACCTTCGCCAACAAGCCCTCGGTCGATGTCGACCTGAACGAGGCCTCGCTACTCAATGCGATGACCACGATCCCGGTGACGTTCGTCGACCTCGCCGGCCTGAAGACCTTCGCCCGTGCGCGCCAGCTCATCGTGCCGAATGCCTTGGAACCGGTGGCCATCCGCCTCACCAAGACGGAACTGCGCCCCGGTACTGCCGACAATGATGTCAACGCCATCCTGTCGACCTCGGGCGGCCTGCCGGACGGGTACATGTGTTCCGAGTTCCTGACCAGCAACTTCGCGTGGTTCCTCAAGACCAACATCGAAGGGCTGCTGTATCTGGAGCGCATCGCCTACGAGATGGACATGCAGGTTGATTTTACAACGGACAACTTGCTTGTTAAGGGCTACGAGAGGTATAGCTTCTCGTACAACGACCCGCGCTGCCTCTATGGCTCGACCCCGAGCATGTAAGGGGGCGATCTCATGAGCCAGACCGCCTTCAGCGGTCCCGTCGCGACCTTCACGCAGCAGAACGATGGTACGAACCATTCGGACCTCGGTCTCTGCGTGATGTCGCAGGTTGGGACCATTACCCAGAACAGCACCACCGCTGTCTCCACCACGCTCTATCTTCCCCAGAACAGCCAGATCGTGGACTTCAAGATCGACGTGACCACCGCCTTCGACAGCGCGGTCTCGGCGACCTTGACCATCGGCCAGACCGCTGCCGGCACGGAATACGTCGGCAGCGTCAACGCCAAGACGGGTGGGCGCGCATCGCCCTCCTATTCGGCCACCCAGGTTACCAACATGGCCAACATCAGCACCAACATTGCTGTGGTTGCCACGGTGACGCCCTCGGGGGCCACCACCGCCGGCGCGGTCAATGTGACCGTGCTCTACGTCCAGAAACCGTAAGGAGACCCGCCATGAAAGGCAGAAAGTGTCGCGCCGCTGGTGGCGTGGTCGATAAGGATGAAGCGCCCAAGGATGTCTATGCCGGGCGCGATTCCAATGTCGTCAAGGAAGCCGACGAGCGCAAGAGCGGCGGCCGCGTCAAGAAGAAGGAAATGGGCAAGCCCGAGGGCAAGATGTCCAAGATGCGGCTCGACCGCCCCGGCCGCAAGAGCGGCGGCAGGGTAGGGGCCGACAAGTCCCCGCTTTCCTCGGCGGCCAAGGTCTCGGGACCTGGCGGCTCTTCGGAGGACGACTGACGCGGCGTATGCGTCAGGTGGCTCCGTCGGTGATCACTTTATCGCCGGGGCCATAAAACATCCGGGGGCCTTGCACAAAGAGCTTCACGTTCCTGAGGGGCAGAAAATCCCCGAAAAGAAGCTCGATAAGGCGGCGCGCTCAGACAATCCCAAGCTCGCCAGGCGGGCCAAGTTCGCCGAAGAGCTGAAGTCCTTCCATCATTGACCAGCGGGGCCTACGGGCCCCGTTTCCTCTAGCGGAGTGCCCCGATGGCGACCCTTTATGTCACCGAATACGGCCAGTTGGCGCAGGTGGCCCTCGCTGGCTTTGGCCCCAGCGGCCCGACGCAGGCGGCACAAGAGCCCGCACTTACCAATCAGGCGGTGGCCATTTCCAGCACCAGCGCGGCGTCGAGCGCCTTCCAAGCCAATACCATGCTGGTACGGCTGCAGAGCGACACCAATTGCTGGGTGACGTTCGCCACAGACCCGACGGCTACCGCGTCATTGACGCCACTCACGGCTGGCGTTCCGGAGTATTTCGGCGTTCCCCTCGGGGGCACGTACAAGGTGGCGGGGATTACTGCCTAACCATGTTCGGCGTTGGCCAGATAGGTGCCCTCGGCGGCAGGTTTGCGGGCTCAAGCTATACCCCATCCACGCCGACCCTGACCTATTTCACCGAGCAAGTTGCCATGCAGCCGTGGTACGCGCTCAGCAATTATCCGGCGCTTCTGAAGATCGGCACGGCTACCTGGGTGAGCTTCCAGCGCTGGGATTTCACCAATTCGGTGCTGAAGAACAGCGTCCGCCTCTACGATCACACCACTAAGTCCTGGGGCGACGTCTTCGATATCGGCTCGATTACCGGCGTCACCAGCGACGATCACACTGTGCCGACGCTTTGCGTGGACGACAACGGCTATGTGCATTCGTTCGGTGGCGCACATAACGCCGCGGAGATGTATTGGTCGACCGCCACGCCGGGCGATCCCTCGACCTTCCAGCAAAACACCAGCATCGGCACCGCCTATGCCTACCCGCATCCGGTGTTCATCAATGGCGTGATCTACCTGTTCCTGAGGAAGTTCGAAAGCAGCAACTATCACGGCTACCTAGTGAAATCGACCGGCATCACGGGCGGAGTTGCGAGCTGGGACGCCGGGACGTTCCTTGTGGACTTCGGCGCCGATTCGCGTTGGTACATGGGCAATTTCCAGGTGGTCAACGGCACCGAAATCCACTTCTGCGCCACCCGCGCCGATGCTGCCGACGATTACCGCAAGGACGTGTTCTATTGCATCTACGACACGGCCGACGACACGCTCAAGAACTACGACAAGAGCCATTCCGAAGGGGTGTTTCCTGTCGGGCTCACCAGCATGGATACCTATTACCGCATCGTGGACCAGACCGATCCGGGCAATGAGGGACAGGTGCCGGGCCTCGTCGCCTGCTCAAGCGGGGAAAAGATCGTCATCTACATGGACGGCCCGAGCGCCGGCACCGAGCGCGACATCATGGTGGTGTCCGTGGTCGATAATGTGTTGGGAACGCCTGTCCAGCTTGCGGTAGCCGACAAGACGCAAAGTTCGGTGTCGATCTTCGAGAACTCGGACGGCACGGTGGAAGCCTGGTACACCAAGGCCTCGCCGCATGCCTTCGTCGTGGGTGGTGACGTCTACCGGCGGGTACGCTCGGCGGCTGGCGTGTGGGGCGACGAGGTGCTGGTGCGCGCCGCTGGGCCGATGTATGGGCTCACCGCCATTACCCCTGTGCTCAACGGCTCCGACGACTTCAAGGCGGCCTTTGGAGAGAACATCGGCTCCTCGACCAGCGGTGTGCAGAATGGCCGCATCCTGCGCGCCTACGGCTACGGTTCTGGCGGCTATCTATCGGTGCCGTTCGCGCCCTCGACAGAAAGCCAGACCTATTTTGCCGCCATGGATGTGCAACCATCCGTAGACATGCAGAAGGCGCTCGATGCCTTCATCGCCTATCTCGCCGATTGCCCGCTGTGGGCAGACATGGAAATCCTCAACTTCAACAACCTGAGCACTGAGCAGGCGGCGCTGCTCGACGCCACCGGGCGCCATACCATCGCCGCACAGGGTAATATCGCGTTCACTGCCGGCGTTGGATTTATTCCCGATGGCGTGGCCGGCTATCTCGATCTTGGGTTCAACCCGTCAAGCACCGCGAGTCTCAGGATTACCCAGAACTCGGTGGCGGCTGGCGTCTGGTCTACCAAGCAGGGCCAATCCGCAGTGCCGATCTTGGGCAGCACGTCTACGACAAACCCAAGCATCAACATCGTGCCCCGCAATGCTTCGGACCAGTTTACCTCGCGCGTGAATGACGCCACCACCAGCACGGTGGCCAATACCGACGCGACGGGATTCTTTGGTATCACCCGCGTCGCTGGTTCCGGGACCGCCTCGAAGTCGCTGATCCGAGCTGACGCCTCCAACGATTTTTCGGTCAACTCCACCGGCGTCGTCAACGGCACCATGACGATGTTCCGCAACAACACCTCCTATACCGACAAGCCCGCGCCCGTGTTTTTCATGATGACCGGCGTCTCCAGCGGCTTGATGACGGTGATGGAAAACCTCGTGACCCGCTACATGACCGAGGACGCGGCATGACATCGAGCGGCACGACCACCTTCGCGCCCTCGATCGGCTCGATTACGCAATATGCCTTTGGGCTATGCGGCATTCGTCGGACCGAGCTGACGCAGCAGCACATGACGGATGCCGCCATGGCGACCAACCTGCTGCTGGCGCAGTGGGACAACAATACCCCAAGCCTGTGGAAGGTCGACCTCGTATCGCAGACCCTGACGCAGGGCACCGCGACCTATTCCGTCGATCCGTCCACCGTCATCGTCCTCGACGCCTATATCCGCACCAATGCCGGCCAGCAGGACCAGAATGACCGCCTCATCTGGCCGATCTCGCGCACCGAATATGCCGCGCAGCCCAACAAGGACCAGCAGGGCACCGTCACCACGTTCTGGTTCGACCGGCTGCTGAACCCCACGATCACCCTCTGGGAAGTGCCGGACAACAGCACGGACATCCTCCAGTATTACCGCGTCACTCAGATCTACGACGCCAACCAGCCCAACGGCGAAACCTTCGATCTGCCGGTCTGGTGGCTGCCCTCCATGGCCTATGGGCTCGGGGCCATGCTGGCCGACCTCTATGCACCCGACCGCGCCGACAAGCTGCAGGCCAAGGCCGACAAGATGCTGATGGAAGCCCGCGAGCAAAACACCGAGGCGAGCGACACAATCTATATCGCTCCGGCCATCCAAGGCTATTTCGTGAGGTGATGAAATTAGCTGGCGTCCCCACGGCCATGCGCGCGTCAGCGTCCGCAACCCAGAGGCTTTTGCCGTATGTGATAGGTGCGGCTTTCGCTATAACCACTCTGATTTGTCATGGCAATTTGAATTTAGTGGGCCGCGTCTCCAGAACCTGCGCTTGCTCGTCTGCCGCAAGTGTCTCGACATCCCGCAGCCACAGCTCCAGCCCCGCATCATCCCGGCGGACCCCCTGCCGATCCGCAACCCGCGGCCGGAATACTTTGCCATCGACGAGATCGACTACCTCTGCACCCAGGCTGGCGATCAGCTCATCACGCAGGGTGGGATCAATCTCGTGATCCAGAACGTCGCCAACGAACGCCTGCCCGCATCCTAGGATTCGCCCGTGTCGTTGACCTATTCCACATACGTGACGGCGCTCGCGACCATGACCGCGATTTCGCCGACCGATGCGGACTTCCTCAACATCCTGCCGGATTGCATCGACTATGCCGAGCTGCGCATCCAGCGGGACCTGAATTTCCTCAACACCACTGCGCAGGACACTTCCGTCACCACGGTTGCCGGCACGCGGACGATCACCATTCCCTCGACCTTTGTGGTGACAAACGCCATCAGCGTGTTTTCCCCCTCAGGCTCGGATGCCAGCACGGGGACGCGCATCTCCCTCACTCCCACGTCGCGCGAAGCCCTGGATATTCTGTGGCCGACGGCCGCGGCAGCGGGCAGGGGTACGCCGGAAGTAATGGCGCTGGTTGACCAGTTCACGGCGGTTCTGGGCCCATGCCCGGATGCAGGCTATCTCTGCGAGATCACCGGCACAACGCGCTTCGATCCGATCTCGGATTCGAACCCGACCAATTTCATCTCGACCTACCTGCCGGACCTGCTGCTCGCCGCCTCCATGGTGTTTTACAGCGGCTACATGCGGAACTTCTCAGCCTCTGGCAACGACCCGCAGATGAGCGTGAACTGGGAGAGTCAGTACCAGACCCTCAAGGACAGCGCCGAGACCGAAGAAGCCCGCAAGCGCTACTGGGCGGCCTCGTGGACTGCATTCCCAACGTCTTCCCAAGCGCAGCCGCAGCGCGGGTAAGACATGCCGCTACAGACCGTCGTCCTGCAGCCCGGCGTGAACGTCGAGTTGACCCAAACCCTTGGGCAAGCCCAGATCGTCAACACCCAACTCGTGCGCTTCAAGGGCGCCGGCGACCGGGTGCTGGTGGAAAAGCTCGGGGGCTGGGCCAAATTCTACCCCCTGGCGTTCGGCTCCCCCGCCAGGGAAATGCATGCTTGGGAAGGCATCAACGCCGATACCCACCTGGCGGTTGGATGTGAAGGCTCGCTGAACGTCATCACCGCGGGTTTGGCTACCGACATTACGCCCAACACGCTGGTGACGGACCCGGCGGTTGATTTTTCGACCACCTCCACGTCGGAGACGGTCACGATCGTGGACGCGGGGATCGCGACCTCAGTCTACGATACCATCTTTCTCGAGACGCCGGTTTCGGTGGGCGGCATCGTCCTCAAGGGCGTCTACGCCATCCAGAGCGTGCTGTCCTCGACCTCCTACACCATCAAGGCAGCATCCGCCGCATCGGGCACCGTAGCGAACGGGGGCGCCGTTCCGGCCTTCACCACCACGAGTGGAGAGTTCGCAGTCAACGTCGACCTCGCCGACCACGGCTATTCGGTCGGCGAAACCTTCAACATCCCGACTGATACGGCAACCACGGTTGGGGGGATTACCCTCTCCGGCGCATATATTGTGCAGACGGTGGTCGATGGCGACAATTTCACCATCAACGCCTCGCAGACCGCAACGTCGACCGACACGCAGTCCATGAACGGCGGCAATGCCGCGATCGTCTACTACATCGCCAAGTCGCCTTCGGTTCCATCTGCCCCCTATGGCTCGGGGACCTATGGTTCCGGCGCTTACGGGGTGGGAATTTCTCCCACTCCCACGCCCGGAACGCCGATCACCACCAGCAACTGGACGCTCGACAACTGGGGTGAAATTCTTCTTTCGTGTCCGACCAACGGTCCGATTTTCACCTGGTCGCCCGATAGCGGCTTCGAGAATGCTGCCATCGTTCCAGGTGCCCCGGTCAAGAACGGCGGCATCTTCGTTGCCGAGCCGGCGCAGATCGCGGTGGCGTGGGCCTCCTCCATCGATGGAGTGCAGGACCCGCTGCTGGTGCAATGGTCTGATGCCGGGGACTATACCAACTGGACCGCCTCGGCCCTCACACAGGCAGGGAATTATCGCCTCCCCACTGGTTCGAAGATCATGGGAGGGCTTGTCGGGCCGCAGTTCTCCATCCTGTGGACCGACCTCGACGTCTGGTCCATGGACTATATCGAACCGCCCCTGGTGTTCGGGTTCAACAAGCTCGCGACCAATTGCGGGCTGATCTCGCGCCATGCGGCCTGTGTGATCAATGCCCAGGTCTACTGGATGGGGGTCAAGCAGTTCTACGCCATGAATGGCGGCTCGGTGGCCTCCATTCCGTGCCCTGTCTGGGACGTGGTGTTTCAGGACATCGACATGGACAACGCCGACAAAATCCATGTCGCACCGAATTCCGGGTTTGGCGAGGTGACCTGGTACTACCCCTCCAAATCCGGGGGAACCGGGGAAGTCGACTCCTACGTCAAGGTCAACACCAGCCTCGGCTACATCTGGGATTTTGGCAAGCTGCAGCGGACGGCATGGATCGATCAGTCGGTGCTGGGTCAACCTATCGGGGCCGATTCCTCCGGGAGCGTCTACCAGCATGAGATTTCGACCGACGCCGACGGGCAGCCGATGATCTCCTACTTCGATACCGGCTATTTCCGGCTGGCAGATGGCGAAGACCTGCTGTTCGTGGACTGGATCATCCCGGATTTCAAGTACGGCTATTTCGACGGCTCTTCCGGTGCGGCGTTGCAGATCACCATGAACTATACCGACTATCCGAACCGGCCGGCGAGCACCAAGGGCCCCTACAACGTGACCTCGGCCACTGAATTCGTCACCACGCGGTTCCGGGCGCGAGAGGTGGCGTTCCGGGCCGGTTCCAGTGATCTCGGGTCTTTCTGGCGCATGGGGGGCTTGGGCTTCCGCGCTACAGCCGATGGGAAACGCTGATGCCCAACATTTTCTCAGGAGACGGTGCGCCATCGAACGGCGGCATCATCTCTGTGCTGCAGAACGGCGTTCGCACCATGGGCGAGCTGATTACCACGCTCAAGACCGTGTTCCCCGCAGCTTCGGGCACGGCCACGACGGCGAGCGCAGGTTCGGCCACCCTCCCGAGCAACCCGGTCGGTTTCATCGTCGTGACCTTGCCTGACGGCACCAGCGCCAAAGTGCCGTACTACGGGAGCTGAAGACGTGACCGACCCCATCGCAGCCGCCCTGAAACTGGCCAAGAAACCCCACGTCGGGCCGATCCTGTCCGACGTTCCGGGCCGCACCGACGCCCACATGATCGATGTCCCGGCCGAGTCGTTTGTCATCCCTGCGGACGTCGTGTCCGGCATGGGCGAGGGCAATACCATGGCGGGCATGCGCATCTGGCAGCACGCATTGGGCATGTCGCCCATTCCGCAGCGGGCTTCTGGCGGCTCGGTGCCGATTGCCGCGGCGGGTGGGGAATTGGTCGTGCCGCCCGAAGTCGTGCAGCGCATCGGTGGCGGCGACATGAAGAAGGGCCACGATGTGCTGCGGGAGCTTGTCCTGCAGGCGCGCGCCAAGGCCATCAAGGACATGCGCAAGCTCGCGCCGCCTCACCGCTAAGAGGACCAGCATTGAACGAACCCGTCGTGCGCCTGGCGCTTCCGGAAGACCGGGAGGGCCTGATCGGCCATTGCCATATGATCCACCAGGAGAATGGCCTGTTTTCTCTGTCCGAGCGGCGCCTCAACGCCCTGCTGGACCGCTATTTCGATAAGCAGGGTGCCATCATCGGGGTGATCGGGGATCAGGGTGAGCCGGAATCCAGCATCTACCTGTCCATCGAGTCCTCCTACTACAGCGAAGACCTCCACCTGATGGAATTGTGGAATTTTGTCATGCCGCCACGGGAGACCAAGGGTGGGCATGCAAAACGGCTGATCGAATTCGCCAAGTACTGTTCGGACTATTTCGAGATACCCCTGATGATCGGAATTTTATCCAACCAGCGGGCCGCGGCCAAGGAACGGCTCTACGAACGCCAACTCGAAAGGGCAGGGGCGTTCTTCGTCCACAACAAGCACTTTGCCGGTCACACGGCTTGGTCGGAGCACTAAATGGGCACCAAGACTGCCACCAGCACGACGAGCGGCACAACGAGCGGGACGTCACAGTCCGCGCTCGCCCAACCGGTCCGCACCGCCTATGACCAGCTCCTTTCCCAGCTTGGCGGCATGGCCAATACCGCCAACAACAATGCGGTGGTCAACAGCGCCTCGACCGGCCTTGGCAATCTGGCCTCCTCCTCCAATCCGAATTTTGCCACGGCGGCCTCGACGCTGAGTTCGGCTGCGGCCCCGACCTATTCCACGGTCGGGAACTACATGTCTCCCTACCTGCAGCAGGTCATGCAGGCCAATATCGCCAGCCAGAACGAGCAGAATGCCGAGCAGCAGCAGGGCGTCATCGGTAACGCCATTGCCAAGGGCGCGTTCGGCGGAAACCGGGTTGGCGTTGCGCAGGGGGAACTGGCTCGCCAGCAGGATATCGTCAACCAGGCGACGAATGCCGGGCTGTTGAATTCCGGCTATCAGCAGGCCCTGCAGGCGGCCCAGACCGGCCAGCAGAACGCCACCAACATCGGCACCGCGCAAGCCAATCTTGGTAGCTCGCAGACCGCCGCGAACCTTTCTACGCTCTTGGGACAGTTGGGGGCGGGGGAATTCCAACAGACGACGCCTTATTCCAATTTCGGCTCTCTGGCCGGGGCGGCGAATGCGCTGTCCAATTACGGGCAGACCACGACGGCCGCGGGGGAGAGTAACGGCTCGTCCACGCAGCCGACCGGGAACCTGTTCTCCTCGCTCCTCGGTGCCGGCCTATCGGTCGCGGCGCTGTGGCCGAAAGCATCGGGCGGCCGCGTCAAGGGCTTTGCGGCGGGTGGCTCTGCTGACGACCTGATGGCGGCGATAGAAGGCGCACGGGCTGCGGCGCAATCGGCCTCCATGCTGGGCAGCAACGCCAACGACAATCAGGCCAACGACAACTTCGGCCTCGGACCCATTGGCTCGGGCATGTTGGCCGAGCAGAAGAAGGGCCTGTCCAACATCCTGTCTCTGTTCAGGCGCCCGCAGGCTGACCCCATCGGCCCCGGCGTATCCTCGTTCGGCGATATTGCTGCGGCTGGGTTTGGCAGCGGCGGCGCAGTAGCGCGGAGAGCCTATGCGCCGGGTGGCATGATCGAAAGCCCCTATCCGGATTTCTTCTCAGGCAGCGCGCTTTATTCCGATGCGGCGCCGAGCCCCACCATCGATGATGTGTCGACCACTCCGACGGCACGGCCTGACGACGTGGCGTTCGTCCCGCCCGACCCGGTGGCCGATCCGGTCGTCACAGATAGCGCCCCGCGCGGCCTCGCGCCCCCGTCCGCTGCGATGATCCCGCCGACGCAGGGCAGTGTGGTCGACAACATGGGCACGGCCCGTATCCAGGCTCCGGCGATCAGCGGCGTCAATGCTCCCATCGGCTATGGCATTCCGGATTCCAATGCGGGCTATGCCACCAACCTTGGTGACGTGATCAACTCGGTCAAGGCGGGGAAGGGCCTGAACCTTTCGCCCGATACCCGCATGGCGCTTCTGTCGGCTGGGTTGGGGATCATGGGCAGCACCAGCCCGAATGCCCTCACCAACATCGGCAAGGGGGCGCAGGCCGGGCTCAAGACCTGGATGGACAAGCAGGCGCTCAATCGCGAAAACGCCTTGGCGCAGTCCCAGATCGGCCTTGAACAGGGCAATCTCGGGCTGGAAGGCCAGCGCACCCAGCAGGCGGCACAAGGGCTTTACCTCAACGCCCAGCAGACCGCCGGCCAGCTGGCGGAACTCTACGCGCAGGCGAACCGCCTCAACGTCGCGGCCGGGACCGAGCGCTGGCAGGTTGCGTTCAGCCCTTACGGCCCCGTGCTCCTGGACAAGCTCAACCCGATGGCCGGGGCGAATGTCCTTCCTTACAACGTTTCCGGGCAGACAAATCAGCCCGCGCCAACAATCTCGGGTGGCGTAGAGGCGCCGGGTTCCGCGTCCACACCATCGACCGGTCCCGCCTCCACCTCTGGGACGCCGGCCAATGCAGCCAACGCCTCCGCCGCTGCGCCATCGCCCGGCATGGACGATCACGGGTTCGTCACGCAGGCTCCCGACAACGCTCCGATCAACCCGATGATGATGACGGACGCGGGCTACACCCAACTGTTGGGCGAGGGCAAGCCGATCATCGACTCCGCCCGTCAGCAGGCGACGACCGCCCAGAGCGCCAACGTGCAGCTTGAGCAGTTGCGGAGCCTTTCCGATGCACTGCCGGACTCTGGCCCCCTCACTCAGGGCCATGGCTTCGAGGATCGTCTCGGCATCATGAAGGGCCTCAATACTGCGGCCCAGATGTTCGGGTTCAAGCCCTTCGTGACCGAGGACCAGATGGGCACGGCCGAGGACATCCTGAAGGCGGCCCGTACCCTCCAGTTCAATGTGGCCAATGGCGTCAATGCCGATCCGGCCGTTGCCACGATTGCCACTGCCGCACAGGCTTCCCCGAGCGGGGAAAACACCAAGCAGGGCATTCGCACCATCGTTGGCAATCTCGAGGCCATCAACAAGCGTTCGCTCGACCGGGCGCAGTACCTGGCCAGTTGGCAGGCGAGCCATCGCGGCGACATGACGGGCGCTCCAGAAGCCTTCGATGCGGCGAACCCGCCGGTCAAATACATCGAATTCGGCAAAATTCTCGGCGGCCAGCTTCCAGACGCCGTGACGACCAAGAAGCAGTACGACGCGCTGCCGGACGGGACCTATTACTCGTCCAACGGCAAAGTCTACATCAAGGGGCGGTAATGGTCAGCTTCGTTCCTCCAGACACCCCGGTCGACCTCCCCGCTTCGGGTGCGGCCGATGCTCCGTTCGCACCGCCGGACAGCGCCGTGGACTTCACCCCCACGATCTCGACCATACCGGCGGATGCCCCCACCGTTGGTGGTGCGGGGGCGCAAATCGGCTATGGCCTTATCAGTGGCATCCCACACATGGCGGAAGGGCTATCCAGCACGCTGGAGAAGGGAACGGCGGACTCATTGCTGTTCCGCAACCCCGACACTGGGGAGAGCATGTTCTCCCAGTTGGGCCGCGATCTTGGTCTGAACAAGCAGCCCGCCCCCCCAGCAAACCCGTATGTTCCGGTTTCCGGTGACATCATCTCGCGCGGGCTGTCGGCTGCGCACGTCAACCCCGACGATTATCTCCCAGTTCCACAAAATCCACAGGAGCGTATTGGCCGCATGGCCGGCGAGGGGGCAGTCACCATGCTGGTGCCAGAATTGGGCGCCGAGCGTGTACTCAGCATCCCCAACATGATCCGGGCCGCGGGGACCGGCATAGCCAGTGGTGGCATTGGACAGACCGCGGCAGAGGTCGCGCCCGACAATCTCAAGCCGTTGGCCAGTATGGTGGGGGCCGTCGCCGGCGGTGCGGCCGGGGAGGGGGCCGCCGAACTGGCAGGCATTGGCGCGCGAAAGCTAGGTTCCACCGTGGGCCCTGCTATCCCATCTTTCGTTCCCTTCAATCGCGGTTCAACTGTTTTGACGGACGAGGCTGGGAATACCTTGCGCCCATCCGCCTTGCAGGAAGCCGCGGTTGCCCGGAACATCGCCAACGCCGCCACCGATCGCGATGCGGCGCTCGCTGGGGCCACTCCGACCGGGGAGACTGGCGTTCCTCTCACCACGGCACAGGCGACCAACGACCTCGGCCTCTATTCGCTGGAGCGCAAGGTCGCGACCAACAATCCCGATCCCTTCATCATGCGCCGCGCCGAGCAGAACGATGCCCTGCTGAATTCGATGGAGGGTCTGCCCCCGGTCGATTCCCTGTCGCCGACCGATCTGGGGGAATTCTTCCGCGCCCGGCTGCAGGACCTCGACAGCCAGACCCAGCAGGCGCTCGACGCCGCCCAGCAGCACGCCCATGCGCAGGCCACCGACCTCGGCTCGCCCAATGCCACCGAGACCGGGACGCAGGCGCAAGAAGCCATGCAGAAGGCCGTCGATGCCAACAAGGCGCAGCAGCAGGCGCTTTGGTCCGCAGTCCCGAAGGATACCGTTGCGGTCGCGGGCCCCATGAAGCGGATGGCGGGCGATATCTACGGCAGCCTGTCGCCGGTCATGCAGGATACCGTCACCCCGGCCGAGCAGAGCATCGTCAGCCGCATCAACGAACTTGGCGCCACAATGCCGTTCGGAGAGTTGCAGGATTTTCGCAGCCGGATTTCCGCCGAGATGCGGGCCATGCAGTCGCCGCTAAATCCAAATTCTCAGGCCTATGGCCGGCTCGCCCAATTGCGGGGCGCGGTCGAGGACGCTATATCGGATAGCATTGCTGGCAAGGTCGAACAGGACAATGCGGCAGTGGCGTCGGGGGCGATGGCGCCAGAAGACACGATGTTGGCGAAGGTCGCCGATTGGGCGACGGCATGGCGCAATGAACGAGCAGCCCAAGCGCGAGCCGGGTTCGGCACTGGCGCAACAGATACAGGCTATGTCCCCGGACGAGCGGCTCCCGTTTCTGGCGTGGATGGAGCAGGGGGTCCGCAGGCGGGGGGACCTGGAGCTGCTCCGGGAAATCCGGGCGTTTCGCAAAATGCTGGAAGCGGACCCCTCGTTGATCAGCAAGCCGCAGACGCCCTAAGGGCTGCCTCGGACTTCACCAAGGAGTCAAAGGCCAAGCTCGCGCCGCTGATGCGCTTCATCAAGCGCCCCGGCCCGACCTATCCCTACGAAGTGCCACCCGAACAGGTGGCGTCGAGCATCTGGAAGCCGGGCCCGGAAGGCGCTGCCACCGTTCGCTCCGTCCTTGAGGGCACCGACCATAGCCCCGAGGCCGTGGAAGCGATAAAGAACGCTGCTGTTGGCTCGCTCAAGGCCAAGACCACTTCCCCGGACGGCACCGTCGATCCCAAGAAGTTCGCCACCTGGAGGGCCAACCACGCCGAGGCACTGCAGGCGGTTCCCGATCTTGCGGCCCGCATGGATAGCGCGGCCAACGCTTCCGAATACATGCAGAGCCTCGCTTCCCTCCGTCGCGAGGAAATGGAGGCCTACCAGAAGTCCGAAGCCGGCAAGGTGATGAAGGCTGACCCCGACGACGTGGTGAATACCATCGGCAACTTGTTCGGGAAGAAGGACACCGTTGCACGCGTCCGCAATCTCATGGCCGAGGCCAAGAGCGATCCCGCCGCAGTCGGCGGTATCCAGCGCGCCGTGCTGGAGTTCATGGAACAGCGTCTCAAGTCCAATGCCGAAGGCGCGACTGGCAACGAGATGCTCAAGCCGGACGTGTTCCAGACCTTCGTCAAGCGCAACAAGGGCGCCCTCAACCTCATCTTCGACCCGGACCAGGTGAAGGTGATGGAGGGCATTGCCAACGATCTCCAGCGCATCCAGAAGTCCAACAGCGTTGCCCGCCTGCCCAATGGGTCGAGCGCCACGGCGCAGGACAGCAGGAACATCCTCGAAACGCTTCTGCGTGCGAGTGAAGGCAAGAAGCTGCCCCTCGGCCTTGCGGGCGCCGCCTACATGACCGGGCTTGGTCCGTTCTGGACTGCGGCCGGCGGGCTTGGCTCTCTCGCCTTCAATGCCCTGCGCTCCGCCGGCATCCGCAACATGGATCAACTTCTGGTGGAGGCCATGCGCAATCCCGACGTGGGATTGGCTCTTCTCGCCAAGGGGAAAGTGCGGGCGAACGCATCCATCGGCACCCGTCTTGCGCGCGCCCTCGCAAAGTCCAGCATGCTCGAACCGCAGTTGTCTCAGGAGCGGCAGGGTTTTGCGGCTGGCGGCTCGGTGCGGGGCTATGCCGTTGGTGGCTCTCCGTCTCTGGCTTTCTCGCAGGTTGTCGGGTCGGCGCCGGGCCAGTTGCTGGTTCAGGCCGCCGACGGCCACGTCTACACCGTCAGCGGGGACCGAAACCTTCGCAACAACAATCCGGGGAACATCGAGGCCGGCCCCTACGCCAACAGCATGGGGGCGATTGGATCTGATGGGCGCTTCGCGGTGTTTCCCACCTACGAAGCCGGGCGCGCTGCCCAGGAGAACCTGCAATTCTCCTCCCCCGCCTATGCCGGGCTGACGATTGCACAGGCGATCAACAAATACGCCCCGCCCAATGAGAACAACACAGCCGGATATGCTGCTGGAGTAGCGCGTGCGGTTGGTGTTTCCCCCTCGACGCGGCTTTCCGATCTCACCCCGGAGCAGCGCCAGAGCTATCTCGACGCCCAGCAGCAGATCGAGGGCGCGCGCCCCCAGGTCATGAGAGATGCGCAGGGCAATACCGTGATGGTCCCCCCGGCCGATGTGGGCGTCTCCCGTCCTTCGGTCGATCCCATTGATACCTCGTTGCTCGGCTACACCGCGGCGCCAAACCAGCCTGGCGTGCTCAATGCCATCGATGCGGTTGCCGAACCGACCGCTGTTCCGCTGACGCGCGGGACGATCCCGGAAAGCGCACTGGCACCGAACCACAGTGCGGACAGCATCGGTCGCCCCACGTCGTTTGGCGACCTGACGCATTTCGCGGGGATGGGCGCGCCGGCAACTCCGCAACCCAGCGGCAATTTCTTCGGCGGCCTCATCGCCGGAGCCGGCAATCTGGTAAATGGCGCAAAGGCCACCCTCGGCAATGCGGCGGCTCAGATTCCGCAGGCGGCGCAGTCGGTCGCGACCAACACCCTTTCCCACCTGTCGCCGCTGCAACTGGCTGGCATCTACCTCAGCGCCACCGCGCAGCCGTGGTCGGATCGATACGAGGGCATGACCGGCTCGCAATACGTGAAGCCCCCAAGCCAGTCGGTACATGAACAGCTCATGGCCCAGCAGGGGCGTCCCGAGGCGCAGGGCGTGGCGACGGCCCTGGATGTGCCATATCCGCGCGAACGGCCTGACACGTCGATCTTCTCCAGCCCCAATGCAATGCCAGCGGCCGATACGCTCGACATCGGCATGCCGGGTTCATCCTACACCCCGTCCCTGGTCGGGCCCGGCGCGGACCTCATTGTCATGGCGGGGGACAGCCGCGGCATTCTACCGGGAACACCGGGACTTGGCACCAGCTCCATTCCGGGCATGATGCCGTCAATGTCGATCACCGGGCATTCGTTGTCCCCGTCTGCGTCGATCACCGGCGTGGATATGACGCCAAGCATGGGTGGCCTGGCGGTTCCTCCGGGCGTGGATATTCCGACATTGACCTCAGTCAAGAACGCACCCCCCGCTCCCCAACCCATCAGCCTCGGCAGCGGCGTGCATTGGGACGCCAGCACCGGGCAGTTCGTGCTCGGGAACACGGCACCGTCGCTTCCTGCCGTTCCCCTCGCGACCAAGCCCGCTATCGCTCCGCAGGTTGCCCCCGTGCCTCAAACCATGTCGCCGCAACTGGCCAAGGCCCGGACGGCGGTCCAGCGGCCAACGGGACTGTTCGGGATGCTGACGAATCCCGGCGGCTTCGGTGGCATTCTCGGGCCTACGTCATCCAACGACGGGCTGCAGTCCAACGGCTCGACGCAGGTCGGCGGCTATAACGATGAAAGTGGCTGGGGTGGCCTCGGGGCCTCCGGTGGCGGCAACGGCAGCATGGTCGGCTAAGACCTCACATCACATCCTGACGACGGGCTCGCTTCGGCGGCCCTTTTTCTTTTGGGGAGCGCTCAATGGCGTCCACCTATACCTCAAACCTCCACTTGGAGCTTCAGGCGACGGGCGAAAACAGCGGCACCTGGGGTTCACTCCTCAATGCCAACGACTTCACCATCCTCGACAACGTGCTGGGCAATGTCCAGACCATCAGCCTGTCGAGTACCGATGTCACGCTGACGACTACGCAGACGCAGGTCAACTGGATCAAATTCACGGGCGCCCTGACCGCCGATGTGTCTGTGATCTTCCCCGCCATTGGCCGCACGTATCTCGTCACCAATTCCACCACGGGCAGCCACACGGTTACCCTAAAGATCGGCACTAGCACCGGAACGACGATCCAGCAGGGCTACACCCAGTTCGTGGGCCTCGATGGTTCCGATGTGACGAAGACCACGCAGCCCTATGTGCCGTTGTCCGGGGGCACGATGAGTGGCCTTCTAACGCTATCACTTGGCAACGCCACCACCGGCACGGAATATCTGGAATGCAAGCCGACCGACTTCGGCACTGGGAAGCCGTACTTTTTCATAAAGAAGGCGTCGACGGCACCGGACTGGCAGATCGGGCTCTGGGATGGGTCGGGCGCGGGTGGGACTATCAATGTCCTTGCGACCGGTGGCCTTCAGGAAAACAACCAGCGCGTCTATTCTCCCAACAACCCCCAGATCAACATCACCGGCAATTCGGGGTCGACCAGCACGATTCCGACTGGGGCGAACACGCTATCCACTTACATTCTGGCCACGGGGCCGGCCAACACGAATTATGGGTCACTCGTTGCGGGGTCGACGCTAACACCGGCAGACGCCGGCGGCGCCGGCACAGGTCAGACGCAACCTACCGGTACATGGCGAGCAATGGGGTGGTGCGGCAGCTTTGCTCCTACTCTGTGGATGAGAGTGTCATGAAGCTCATAACGGTCGTTTCTGTAATTCGCCGGAGTAGTCGCTACGTCGACCTCATGGTGCGCGTCGATTTAGATGCCGAGCGCAGTCGCGATGCCGACGACCCGACATTGGTCGCGCAGGAGTTGCCCTTCACTTGGGTTCGTGGCGATCCTCACGGGCTCGGGCCGCAGATCGATGAGTGGATGCTCGGCCACCCAGAACTACTCGGCAGGTGAAGCCAGAAACGGCACATTCCGCTTCGTCGTCCCGTGTCGGAACTGGTTCCAGAGCCTATGCGGAGCGCCGATAATATCGCGCCGCAAATGTTCCTCGACATCGCGCATCCGGCTCGGGCGCTCTGTCGATCCGTGCCCGTTGGGATGCAGATCGCTAGGGTGTTCCGGGTTTCCCGATCGGCGCTGATCCTGAATGCATAGGGCAGGGAAGGCCTGCCGGACCCGTAGTCGCTTGGCTGCGCGCCGGTAGGGGTCGTAAAGAGCCCGGTCGAATGGGGCCTTGGTCATCTCCGAGGTGTTCAGGACGATCTCGGCGCCTCGACGGGAGACGATGTAACCGGCCGTCCCTCCGGGGCGTGTGAACAACCGCAAGAGTTCCACCCCACCCACTTCGGGGCCCGAGCGGTCCATCCGCAGGTCTTCCATGAAAGTTTCGATCCTCACCACGTCGATGGGGAGGACCGAGGCCATGTAAGCCTCGAGAAACTTTGGCAGCGCTGGAGACAGAACGGCATCGTCCTCTAGGATCAGCGCGTGCCGGGCACCGGTCTTCAGGAACCGGCGCATCGCCTCAAGATGGCTAAGGGTGCAGCAGAGTTCGCCGAGCGACAGATCGCGGCCCGGATTGGTCCGTGCCGGCAACGTGTCAGGCGTGACCGCGGCGATCCGTGTGGCGCTCATCTGAAGCTTGGCGAACTGGGCTTCCATGAAGGCGCGGCGCCCAACTGCCGCGTCAGTATTGATGAAATAGGTCGGCATCCAGGCTGGCTCGCTTCGCAGGCCTCACGATAGAAACGGCACCGTGACGGGCTTCACACCCAATACGGCGCGCTTCCACAACCGCCCCGGGGCACAGACGATATCGCGATAGAGAAAATCGAGGACGCGGTGCGCTAGCCGTTCGTTCGTGACCCATGGCGGGTCTGAAACCTGTCGATCGGGCGAACGCAGGATGCTGGCGTGCCGGGGGCTTTCGGCATGCAGGCGATCGTCTTGGACGCACAGGGCGGGGACGACTTGCACGGCGGGATGGGCATAGAGCGCCCAGTCCATCGGCTCATGCAGGAACTTCGGGTCGGTGAGCACCTGGCGCGCCAAATGGGACGATATGACGTATCCAGCCGAGCCAGCAGGGACGCAGTGCAAGCGATGTAGCGCGAAATCGCCGATGCGCCGCGCTTTCGGAGACAGCCGCACGGGGTCGAGAAAGGACTCTATCCTGATGAGGTCGCATGTCCCGTTCTCAGCCTCTATGGCTGATAGGAACGCTGGCAGGCTGCGGCTGAGGTTGGCGTCATCCTCGAGAATGAGCGCATAGGGCTTCCCGGTGGCAACGAATGCCATCAGTGCCCTCAGGTGGCTGACAGAGCAACAGGTTTCGCCTCGCCTCAATTGAACGCGCCGCCGTGGGTTGTAGGCGCGGCGAATCTCGTCCGGCGTCAGGTCGTTTGGCGTGACCGCTCGAATGCGGGCGGCCTCTAGCCCCAGGCTCTCAAGCTGGCCCTCCATAAAAGCCCTGCGGTCAGTGGCAGCGTCAGTATTGATAAAATAGGTGAGCATTTTCCCCCTCAAACCCGCGACAGCGCGCGTCTTCTAACCTCAGAAGCTTATACATGGCTGAAATTCTCTTCACCAACCTTCCGGTGGCTGTGTCACTGGACGGCAGCGAAGTCGTGCCCATCGACCAGTCGAATGGGGATGGCACCTATACCACGAAGCGGACGTCTACTGCGGACATTGCCGGCACCCTCCCGGCATCTGGTGTGTCGAGCGGAACCTATGGGGATGACGCCCATGTCGGGCAGTTCACCGTTGATGGCCGGGGGCTGCTGACCAGCGCGTCTTCCATTGCGATTTCCGTTGCCGCCATCGGCGCTGTGCCCACTTCTCGCCTCGTTGCAACAGGAACCGGGCTCTCCGGCGGCGGCGATCTTTCTGCGGATCGAACCCTCATCCTGGCCGACACGGCGGTAACGCCGGGCACGTATGGCGACAGCACCCATGTGGCTCAGGTGGTTGTCGACCAGCAGGGGCGCGTCACTTCTGCATCTTCGGTTGCCATTGTGGCGGGGTCGGGCACTGTCACCAGTGTCGGCTTGGCGTTGCCAAGTGAATTGACGGTCACCGGCTCCCCCGTCACCACTTCTGGCACCCTCACCGGGACATGGGCCGACCAGAGCGCCAATGTCGTCCTCGCCGGCCCCGCGACCGGGGTTGCCACGACGCCGGGTTTCCGCGCCCTTGTCGGGGCCGACCTTCCCAACCCCACTGCCTCGGCCAAGGGTGGTGTGAAGAGCCTCGCCGCGGTCTCGCACAAGTTCCTGACATCGATCGGCACCGATGGGTTGCCGGTGGCAGCGCAACCGGCCGCGGCAGACCTGAGCAACGGCACGACAGGCACCGGGTCTGTGGTGCTCGCCACTTCCCCCGCCCTAGTCACGCCGGCCCTCGGGACGCCTTCCTCGGCCACCCTGACCAATGCGACCGGCCTTCCGATCTCGACGGGTGTATCAGGGCTCGGCGCAGGTATCGCAACGTTCCTCGCCACTCCATCCAGCCTAAACCTTGCTGGCGCCGTGACCGATGAGACGGGCAGCGGGAACCTGGTGTTTGGGACATCTCCAATCCTGGTGACACCCAACCTCGGAACCCCCTCGGCCGTCACACTGACCAACGGCACAGGGCTCCCCGTCGCTACTGGCATCAGCGGCCTAGGAACCGGCGTTGCCACGTTCCTCGGAACCCCGTCAAGTTCCAATCTCAGGGCCGCAGTGACCGATGAAACCGGCTCGGGCTCGCTGGTGTTCGGCACCTCTCCCACCCTGGTTTCTCCAAACCTCGGCACGCCATCGGCTATCGACCTGACGAACGCCACCAACCTGCCGACATCGGTAATCCTGACGGCGCTTCTCACCCTGCCAACCACGCTCCCAGCCTCTCCCAACCAGCTTTGGTGGAACGGCGGCGTGCTCTCGCTGAGCTAACTACCAGGACCAAACATGTTGAAGCTTTTAATGGCCAGCGCGTTCGCGCTGCTCAGCACGATTGCCTATGCCCAGAGCCTTCCCACGCCCAACGTGGCCGGCCTCAAGGTCAACGGCACGGCACAGAATTTCCCGGCCTCCGGAAATCTCGTCGGCACCACAGACTCTCAGACCCTGACCAACAAATCCATAGCGGGCTCGGAAGTCAACTCTGGCACCGTGGGCATAGGCTTCGGCGGCACCGGCCAAAGCACCGCGAATGCGGCGCTGAACGCGCTGCTCCCGAGCCAGTCCGGAAAGACCGGCGGCTATGTGCTTGGGACGGATGGCACCAATGCCGCCTGGCAATTGCGCGACCCGATCAACGTTCAAGTTGACTATGGGGCGAAGTGCGACAATTCGACGGACAATTCTACCGCGTTACAGAATGCGGTCAACGCATCGGCCTCCTCGGGACGAGCCCTCTACATCCCCAGCTGCAGCTCTACCTATAACTACTCCACCACGCTGACCATCACGACCCCCAGCGTAGTCTTTGGGGATGGCCCGCAGGCGTCCCGGTTGAAATATACGGGGACATCTGACGCAACCAGCATAAGCGGCACCGTTCAGCCCGTCTGGTCAAGCTTCGGCATTCAGGCCGCGAGCCCACAGACGACTGGGACGTCATTGGTCAATTCCACCATTGGTGGTCAGTTCGACCACATGTATTTCTTCAATGGTTACAATTGCCTTTCCTTCACGTCTTCCGGGTGGTCCTCCCACGTTACATTCAGCGAATTCAACACCTGTGGAAATTCTACAGCCGCGGGCGGGGTTGCTATTCTTTATGGCTCAGACAAGAGCGCCAACAACGCGGTGATCCTCGGCAACCACATTCACGATGGCTGGTGGGGGATTTCGGCTCCGAACGGCTTCGCTACCGCCATCAACTACAACGACATTGAGGGAGAACATCAAGGGCTTCATCTGGGGGGCGGCACAGAGGGTCTTGTTAGCGTCGATCTGGACGACAATTACATCGAAGGGAGCGGCACCGCAGGTAACATATTCTTCTCCGGAACCCCGAGCTACGATTCTGGAACCAATACCGGTGTTGTGGGGGTAAGCATGGAGAACGACTTTCTAGGGGCATCAACGGCAAATAACTGGGTAGTGAAGGGTCTGGTGATCAAGAACCTGTCTACCTACAATTATGCGCCCTTTATTGACCCCACGTCATCGGCCACCGTCGAAAATGTATTCAGCTCGGGGACTGGCAGCCTTGGATGGGCGGCCGGCTCTACAACAGTGATCCTGCCGCAATCCACCGTGGCCAACCTCCCCTCAGCAAGCACCTATAAGGGAAGCTCTGCCGTCGTGACAGACGCGACCGCTTGCACCTCGGGGGCAGCCCCAACGGGTGGTGGCTCGACCATTTGCCCGGTCTATTCGAACGGTACGAGCTGGATTCACTAGGACGGCCCACAGCCGTCCGCTCTGCCGTCCAGCATTCCTCTCTTTTTCCAACATCGGAGACCTTCCATGAACCGACTTCTGCCGGCGCTTGCCGTCGGCTGCATGCTCATGCTCGCCGGGTGCGCAAGCCTCGGCCAGATCAGCTCGGCATATACCGCACTGGCGGACGCCTCTGTCCCCGCCAAGCAGGTCATCATCGCCGCGAATGCCTTTGATGGTATCGAGGTGGCAGCCACGACCTACGTCCGGTACTGCGCCCCCAATCCCTCGCCGGCCGGCTGTGATGACGCGCTGATCCGCAACAAGGTCATCCCCGCGGTCAATGCTGGCATTCAGGCCCGCGATGGCCTCGAAGGCTTCCTCAAATCCCACCCCGGCGCGCTCGGTTCCAAGGGCTTGTTCGATGCCTTGAACCAGTCGACCGCAACCCTCACCGCCATGTCGGCGCAGTTCGCCGTCGCGAAGTAAGGACAATCCCAATGGACCCGACCATCATTGCCGCGGCGCTGCAGGCCGCGTTGCAGGCGATCCTCGCCATGCTGCAGAGCACCAAGCTCGATTCCGCCGCCATCGACCGCGTGCTGGCGTTCCTGATCGGCATCGTGCCGTATCTGGGCCAGCTCGGGAGCGCCCTTGTCGCCCCGGTCGAGAATGTCATCGCCGCGCTCAAGGCCCAACCAGCGGCTACTGCCGATCAGCTTGCGGCGCTCGACCGGCTCAACGCCACCGTCGATGCAGCCTGGAACGACGCCGTGGCCAAGTACCTCGCGAACCATCCGGGGGCTTGAATGGACCTCTCCAAGCTTCAACTCCCGTCACAGAAGGAATTCGGGGCAGGCGCGGGCGGCATTCTCGCCTTCCTCATCATCCTTGCGCTGCATGTGACCAACCACGACATGGGTGATGCGTTCGATGCTGCCCTTGTTACCCTGCTCCCCGCCATCGTGGCCAAGATCGTCCCTCCCTCCAAGCAGGACGTGCTCAACCACATCAATGACGAGATCGCACAGGCCGGCGTGATCGTCGGGAAGCTGACCGCTGCGTCAGACCAGAATGCGCCGCCCACGCCCGCCGCTGTGGATTTGGCGGCACGGGCGCGGGCTGGTGTCTGATGGCAATCCTCGCGAAGTGGATACTCGGCGTGGGCCTGATCCTCGGCGGTCTCGGCTTCGCTGCGCTCGTGACAATGGGCAATGAAATGTCCGATGGCGAGCATGATTCCAACGCCACGCTCGCGCTGGAGTATGGCGGGGCCGTGGTCGCCATCGCTGCCGGCGTTGCCTTTCTCGTGCTGTAGGGGGGGGAGATCGATCCCTACTGGCGGCGCTCTGCTATGAGATTGGCCGCCGTGATGGCGTCGAGACTGTGCCGCCTCATCGTCGCGCTCAGGCGCCTGTAGTCAACCCGAAGACGAGCCGCGAAGTCTTTGAGGATCATCGTCTGCCCCCTGTAGTTCACGAGCACATTCGTGGTCTTCGATCGCGCCTGCTGTCTCATGGTCGCCCACCGGCAATTGCGGGGCTCGTAATGGCCGTTCACGTCGACGCGATCGAGAGTGGAGCCGGGAGGGCATTCGCCCATGTCCCTGAGAAATGCGTCGAAGCTGGAAACCCACTCTTCGCACATCGTGATCCCGCGGCCTCCATACTGCGGGTACTTCTCCTCGTTGGGATTAAAGCATCGGGCCTTCGCCCCTCGATAAGCCTTGAGGGTGCGGGTCTCTTTCCGGCCAACAGAGTGCCCGTGCGTCAAGGATCGCGATCGCGTCACCTCCGCTCTGAGGCATCCACAACTTTGAGTGAAGCCACACATCACGGCGTCTAGCTTCCTAGTGACTGTATTCCCGCAGTCACAGATGAACACCCACTGCGTGCGCTGACCGTTGTTTGGCACACGCTCTACAGCAACCAATCTTCCGAACCTTTGCCCGGTAATGTCTCGGGGAGCAACCATGCGTGAAAACTTCGACTCCTGTCTTGCAAACGTGTTCGCCAGAGAAGGCGGATATTCGAACAATATAAACGATCCAGGAAAAGAAACCAACATGGGCATCACCCAAGCTGTGCTCTCCGCATGGCGGCGCTTCCACCCTGAGGCGCCAGAAAGCGTCAAGGCCCTCCAGCGCTCGACTGCAGCCGAAATCTACCGCCAGAACTACTGGCAGGCCGTTCGCGGCGACAGCCTGCCCAAGGGCATCGATGACGTGACCTTTGACGAGGCGGTCAACTCCGGCCCTGTCCGAGCTGCCAAAGACCTCCAGCACGTGCTTGGGGTCGCCGAAGACGGCCATATCGGCTTCGTCACGCTCTCGGCTGCGGCCTCTGCCGATCCCCGCCGCGTCATCAATGAAATCTGCGATTACCGCCTGTCATGGCTGCGCCGCCTCAAGGGCTGGAAGACCTTTGGCAGGGGCTGGACCAATCGCGTCGAGATCACCCGCAAGCAAGCGCTTGCAATGCTCTGAAATAGGAAACCCCAGTCGCTGGCAAAAGCCTCGCGCTGGGGCTGTCGTGCCGAGAACGACCCGACGTCATGGGTGTCGGATAGCGCAGATTTGAGCCCGATACAATAGCGAGCCGAAGAGCGGATGGCGTCCCCGCTCCCCGCCCCTGATCACCAAAACCGGATAGGAGCCCGGCCTGATGACTAGAACGATCTTCATACGCCAAAAGTTTCGGGGCGATGAATGACCATCGACACTTCCCTCAACCTCCCGACGCTAATTGAGATCATTGTTCCGGTCATTGGCGTCATCGTCTGGCTCATCCGACTTGAAGGCGCCACCAAAGCCAACCGGGATGCTCTCGCCGAGGCCAAGACGGGCGCCGCCGAGGCCCATGACGATCTCAACAAGCGCATTGATGCTGTCCATGCTCACTCGACGCTGACAGCGGCGCAGCTCGCCGACCACAAGACGCACGTCGCCGAGACCTACGTCACCAAGCAGGGCATGGCCGAGCAGACCGACCGGGTGATGAAGGCGATAGCCGACATTGCCACCCGTATCGAGGGCGTGGGGGCCCGGCTGGATCGGCTCTACGATTCGCCGCCCACTCGGCGCGCGCGATCGGGAGGGCAATGACATGGGGAACCCGAACGGGCTGCATTATACGCCGGAGCAGCGGCTCCAGTACAAGCGCGAGATCGTCCAGGCTCGGGCGCTGAACCGCACACCTACCCAATGGGCCGAGGAACGGGGTGTCAATCCGACCACGGCCAGGAAGCTTGCACGCGAGATCGACCGCGAGGTGGTCGAGCTTTACGGCAAGGGCGGACCGTCCGTCGAGGACAGCGTCCGCGAGCGCCGGCTAGAGCAGGACAACAAGCGCTTGAAGAAGCGCGAGAGCGAACTGCTGGACAAGATCATTGACCTGCAGAACCTGCGCCAGACCGTCATGGGGCTCAGCCAAGCGCTTTCCGCTCCTACCGTGATCCGCCCTGTGCCAGGCTCAAAGCGTGGCGGCCGCCGCTCCGTCATCCTTCATATCTCCGATGTCCACTGCGGGGAACACGTCGACCTCTACGAGATGGACGGGCTCAACTCCTACGACGGGGCAATCTGCAAGGCCCGGATGGAGCGCTTGTTCCAGAAGGCCGCGTCACTCCTGACCGAACACTGGTCGGGCGATCCGGCCGAGGAAATCATCATCTGCCTCGGCGGGGACATGATCGACAACAACCTGCGGGAAGAATCTCGCCGCGGGGGCGCAATGCCGGTAGTCGAGAGCGCCAAGCTCATTTCGGAACTGACGGCCGGCGGCATCAAATTCCTGCATGAGCAGGTCGACGCGCCGATCCGCGTCTACACGTCACCAGGCAACCACGCCAGGCTCACGCCCAAACCTCACGCGGTTGAGGGCAATATCGACAACTGGGACGTGATGGTCTCCTGGTCGATTGAGAAAATCATCGGCCCTCAGGACTGGCTACGCTTCTACTACACCGGCTCCGGCGAGGCCCTGTTCAACATCTATGGCTGGTGGTTTCTGCTGCAACATGGTCACGAGGGCGTCGGGGGCACCGGCGGGCTCTATGGGCCGGTCTACAAGCAGGTGCGCGGCATGTATCGGACCCATCAGACCTATGGACGCCGAGGACGCGGGTTCCACTACGTCCTGCAGGGCCATGACCACACCCCGGTCAAAATCCCCTTCGGGTTCGCGAACGGCAGCGTTGTGGGCTATAACGCCTTCAGCTCGCGCAAGATGAAGGCCGACCCGTCTCCAGCCTCCCAGAACCTAATCACTATCGAGGAAAAGCACGGCGTCATCGCCTGGAACGAGCTGTTCCTTGGATCCCCAGAGGAAGGCAGTCTCTACGAGCCGCCAGTGCTGGAATCGACCTCGGGCAAGCCGGTAATCAGGGTGCGTGCGACATCGGCGGGGATGCGATGAACAGACAAGAAGCCCTAGACGCCGCCGGCCGCTGTGTGCTGGCGGACCGCAATCAAGCGTATGGCGATCCAGAATCGAACTTCGCCAACACGGCCGCCATCTGGACGGTGCATCTGCGGGGCAGGGGATTGCTGGCAGAAGGCAAGGAACTGGAGCCCTTTGATGTTGCAGCCCTGATGATCGGGCTCAAGCTCGCTCGGCTTGTCACCAGCCCGGATAAGGCCGATACGTGGGTAGACATCATCGGGTACGGTAGCTGCGGGATTGAATGTGCGTCTAACACTGAGGGCGCAAAATAGGAAAGCCCGCAGCACTTTCGGGCTGCGGGCCACATGTCATGCAGGGTGGGATTCGAACCCACTATCTAAGACACTGTTAGTTGGTCCACACTGTACCCGCCAGCTCCACTGCATAACCTCGTTGCCCCGAAGGGCGAATAGGGTCGAGAGAGGCCGGATACCATCCCGGCTTGGCATGGGCGGCCGGCTGACCGCACACGAACCGTTCCCGGCTCTGCTCTTTGCGCTGCTTGAGCTACCAGCGCTCCCTTTCGGGCTCTCTCTTTCGTCGCCAGCGCTATGCGCCAGCATGGGATTGGGGCGGCTATGCCATCGACGCCGTAGCCATTTCAGCGCACCCTTAGAGTGCGCGCCCCAAACTTTGTTGCCGATCAGATCGGCGGAAACTGCCGTCGGGCCGAGGTGGCAGCGTCCGGTTACCCGGAGTTTTCCTCGCATTATGCGCCTTCGCCACGCCGGCGAACGCCCGAACCTCATTGCGGCCATCGCCGCGAAACTGATTGCCGTCTTTCCGGCTGTCAGGGATCGGTATTTGGCTGGCGCTCTGTTCGTTTGAGCTACTGCCGTCGCAGGTGGGATTTCACCCACGCCTCCTGCCTACTGACCGATTAGCGCCTTCCCTCGGCATCTAGGCACCCATCACAGATGCCACTCTGCCGCGACGGTTGGTCGCCTCGCAATGGCCTTGCGCGGGCCAACACGCACAGGGTCAGTACCGCCTTTTACCACACGTCCCGCCGCCAGTGAATCGGTCAGGCGTACCATCTCTCGACTTTTTTCCACTCAGCCACCACATCGCTATAGCCGAGGGCGCCGAGTAGATTGCAGATCAGATCGTCGGCGAGGCTATGCGCCGCCTCTGGGTCTTTGCTGGCTTGCAACTCCCGTAGCTGGCTCTTGATCTGCTCTATCGTGGCCTCATCCAATAGGCTGCTACGGCGCTTAACGTCATCGGTCATCACAATCTCCTGCCTCAGTCCGGCTTGTCGTAGAGCGGTGGCCGCTTGGGCTTCGGGATCACTTTCTCCACATCCTCGATATCGATCAGTTGCGGGGGTGTGCATACTATGCACACCCTACTCAATCTCTCCCCACCCGCCTAGGCCGTAAGCGCGCGGGAGGCGGATGGTGCCCCAGGCATTGCCCTGTCGCCCTCGTATTCCTCAGCCAACAGCCGCAGCTCGGTGTCCAGGGCAATGGCTCGGCATGATGGACAACCCCACACCTGGTCTTTCTCGCACCCGGCGTTGATCCAGTCGTCTCGCAAGCGCTTGCGCACGATTGCAATCGCGTCGAGCATTTCGGAGTGGTCGCGGTAGGCCGGTTCGCTCATCACCTCACCTCGTCATAGATGCGCTGGGGACGGCGGGCTCGTAGTGGAGCGGCACGTCTCGCCATTCGACCTCTCCGGTCTCCTTTACTCGCCACGCCCGTTGCAGCACTGGCGGCTTCATCACCGCGTCGGTCCACCACCGGAGGTCCGGCAATAGTTCCAGCGTGCGGACCGCCTTGTCGAAGTAAACGTCACCACCACCCATCCACCATCTCCTTCAGGTCATCGAAGCTGCGTTGTCGCGGGGGCTATGTATGCTCGCGCGACTCCATGGCAGCGTCACGCGCCACGTTCAGCGCGGACATGTCGGCATCTGAGCCCCCAGCATCCACATGGGCCCGCTTTGCCTTGGCCCGATACGCGGTATTGATCTCGTCGGCCGTCGCGTTCGGGTCCACCCCCAGCACGTCCCACCATGGCCGCGCAGATGCCGGCGGGGGCAACGCCGAAAATCCGGTGAAGGCTGCATCCACGAACGACTTGGCTCCCCACCGCTCGAGGCTGCGCATCGCTTCGATGCTTTTCCAGACGGCCCGCAGATTTTCCTCAACTGTCGCCCAGCGGTCGCACGGGATGCACTGCTGCCGACCATTGAACGTGAAATAGACGGCGACGCCGGGATCATCCACACGAGTGTTGCTGTACGGCAGCCCATCCTGCCGGAGTGGCACGTTGGTGGAAATCACTGCGCCCTTAGCGCCGAGGCGCTGCAGCTCCCATACGGCATCCTGTGCTTCGGTGGGCAGCTTCTTCGGTGAGAAGCGCGACGGCTGCCGCTTGTGGCTTGGCGTCCGCGGCCAGCCGGGCGGCCATGAAAGGGGATAGGCTGTGGTCATCTTGGTTTTCCCATGAACACGAAGTGAACAAACAATCAAACCATCCGATCATCGTGAACGCCTCACAAAATGGCGCCAGTGACGTTGATGGCGGCGTCGGCCCACACGCGGGCACGATAGCTCTCGACGACCTCGCGAGCATCTTTCTCGGTGTCATATAGACCCAAGCTCACAGACTTCCCGTCCACACTTAGGCGCGCCCTCCAGCGGCTCCCTTGCCGCGTCACACCTCCGCGCTTGCTGGGCGATCGCATCAAATTACGCGACTGCGTTGTGATCTGGAGATTTTCCCGCGTGTTGTTCAATGGGTTCCCGTCGATGTGGTCAACGACCATCCCGGCAGGCGCGCTCATGATCCACCGGTGCAACTTCACGCACCGTCCATCACCGCCCTTCTTGACCCCATAGAACCCTCGCACATAGCCGTGCTCAGTTTGGGACCACGTCAGCATTGAGACGCGTTCCCAATCTTCTTCGCTCACCATCGCGACATTTCCATTCGGAAGGTGCAGCTCACGATGCCTCATTTATCATTTTCCCCATGAACCAACGGCGAACAAACTTCGGCTAGTTTCTGCCAATACACAGCGCGCAATGCTGCGCGACTATGCATGGCGCGTTTCGGAGTTCTGCGGAAAACCTGAGGATTTATGGTGCTGCCGGACAGGATTGAACTGTCGACCTCTCCCTTACCAAGGTATCGGCTGACCATGAAATTCACGTTTGTTTTCCGAAGCGTGACCGCCGCGGCCTAGAAGACTTTGACCTAACCTTGCCCGTTTGTCCACCCTGCGAGGCCAAAATTGCCGCGACGGATTCGCCGGCTTCGCGGCTGTGAACATAGGTCTCCATGAACAGTTTTGCCGACTTCCACCCGCCCGCATCCATGGCGTCCTTGATCTTGGCGCCGCCGTTGATGGCGTTGGTGGCGAAGGAGTGCCGGCCGACCGAATGCGTGCTCAACGGCTCCAGCCCGGCGCGCTCGGCGACCCGCTTGAGCGCGCGGTTGACGGCCTTGGGGTCGGTGTACCAGAACACCGGCTTTTCATCCGCCAGGTCCAATTCCCGCATCCTGTCGATAAGCTCTGGCGTCAACGTGCGAGCCGACATTTCGTCGGTCTTGGTCTTCTCCAGCACCGCGGTGCTATGGTCAAGGTCGACCCATTTGCCGGTCAGGCGCACGGCCTCGCTGACGCGGGCTCCGGTCTGGTGCATGAACAGGACGATGGCAGAAAGGTGCGGCAGGCCGCTCTTGTCCGCTTCCGCCATGAAGGCGTCGAGCCAATCGCGGTCGACGGACTTGTGCTTACGCGACTTCGGCACGTCGAATTGGCGCACCCGCATCAGCGGGCACCAGCCCAGGTCATGGGCGTGGACCATGACGGCGCGCGCGGGCATGATGGCCTGTCGGTTTCGGGTTGCCGGCGCTCCGGTCGGATAGATCATCATGGCCATTGCCCGAATTTCAGCCGGCTTGATCGACCCGACATTGCGACCCTTGAAGTGCTTGATGATGGGGGCCAGGAACCGCCTCTCGCCGCCGGCCTTCATATAGGAGATGGCTGCTTCCTCGAACGTCCTGACTTGCTCCTCGCCGTAGTGGAGCCGTTTCCAGAGCTTCGCCTCGAATTGGGCAAGCGCTTCGGCCGCCCGCTGCTCATCGCGAGTCCTAAGGCTTCTTCGTATGCGCTCCCCGTTGAAGCTTCCATTGGCGTACCAGACGCCGTTGTCGGCCCGTTCGAGTCGTAGGGCCTTGCTTTGTGCCCGTTCCCTTGGCATGAAATCGCGTCCCGGAGCATGTGGATGTGCTCGGGGTAGAAGACCTTCTTCACTCCCCTGCGCTCATAATGCGGATGGCGCTTTAATTCGTCCACCAGGAACCGACGAGACACGCCGAGCAGCCGAGCTGCCCCGTCCATGTCGACCGGAGCAATGTCGAGGGCCCATCTTGGCAGGGGTTTGCTCATTTCCACCCCAGCCAATGCCCGAGTTCGACAATCCCCACAATGAGGGATATGATGATGCAGCCGGTGAGGAACTGACAGCCAAGACGGGTGAGGTTGCGGTCGGTCATGGCTGGCGGTCCTCAGCCGCGACCAGCCATGCATGACGGCCCCGCGCATACATCTCAGCGAACAGCGAGTGTGGGAAATGCCTGATGGCCTGTTCGCTCAGCCACGGCTCGACTTTTCCCCAGCGGTCAACGGTGGTTTCGGCGACAAAGCCGTTCATCTCGTCGCCCAGCTTCACGTCGAAGCCGCCATCCCACATGGTCGAGATCGCAAAATTGATCTCGCTGTGATACAAGTCTTGGAAGACGCTCACTTGCCCTGTTCCTTCTCAGCACGGGCGCGAAACCAGTGGGCCATGTTGCGAAGCTGCTGAGCCGCTACTATCCCGCCCATCTGGGTAGCCGTGGCCTCGCAATCTCTGGCCGCTTCCCGCCACACCTCACCCCTTGCGGTGGATAGGGAGCGCTCGGCAGCGGCGAGTTCCCGCTGCAGGCGTTCGATCTCGTCGGCGGCCTCGATCCCGGCGTGGACGAAACGCGTCAGGCGGCCGCCATCGTCCATTGCTTCTGCTTCCGGGGAAGATAGGCTCCTCAGCCGGCGTGTCAGCTCACTCGTTTCCATCACCAGCCCCCTTGAGTGTAGGGTGGTAAATTGAGGTGACACAGAAGCGCCAACCCTTGATGTGTGTGGCAGACCGGAGCGCGATTGTAGCAGCGTGATCCCAACTTTTCGCCGGCACGACCAGTGTCAGGTCGCGGGTTGGATAGTCCAACTCGTGGCTCTCCAAGTATGGGTGCCGACCATCAACGTGGACCACGACCTCGTACGGCGTCAGGCGCTTACCGAACATCACCAGCCCCCTCTGCATTGGAGAGGGCGCGGGCGCGGCTGCCTCCGTCACGGTCGAGCGCTTGGCGGGCAATTTCTCCGTCGCGGCTGATCTTTCGGCAGTCGGCAGCCATTTTGCCGTACCAGTCTAGCGCCTCCGCGTACTTGTCGATCTCGGCCTGAAGGGCTTCGGCGCGGGCCTCGGCGGCCTCAGCGCGGGTGGTGAGTTCGCGCCAATCGGCAATGGCTGCGTTCGCGTTGCTGCCCCCGATCTCCGCTCGCAATACTTTGTTCTCCCTCTCCACCTGATCTACTCGGCCCTGCAAGGCGGCAAGAGCGGCGGCGGAGTAGAGGGGCTGATCGAGCGGCCCAGCCTTGTAAGGCGATATCGCGGCGTCTCGCGCCTCAGGATCGCGTTCAAGCAGCTTCAGTGTGTTATGGCTGACGTACATCGCCGGCGCCTCTACCGTCTCTCCGAGGGCGGAGATGCCGCCAATGAACACATGTTCGGTCTCGACGATGTTTGTTGCCCAGCAGTTGAGGGCGCATGCCACGCGCGCCGCATCTTCCCTGCGAGAGAACCGGACCGCTTCGCTAGCATTTCGCGTCCACTCTGCTGGGTTCGTCGCATCCAGCATCCGAACGGATGAGGCATCGGTGCGCCACCACATAGGTGGTTGGTCTTCCTTGCCGACAGGGAGCCGCTCTATCAGCCATGCCGCCTCTCGCCCCGCTGCAAACCCTGAGCGGCGACGGGCGAGGAGTTCCGTCAGGGCGGTTACTGTGTCCATCCAGAACCGCACGTCCTCATCGGCATGCGGGATCGCGCCGTCTGCTTCCGCGATTAGCTCGCGAATTCTGGCCTCGCTCACATCCTCCCCACCCTCGTCTGGGGCAGGGGAGGGGCGGCGCAACTCGGCGTCAATTTTGCGCAGTTCGTGCTTGGCAGCCACCGCTCCGGGATCGCCTCCGACTACGAAGCGCATGGCGCGCTCGACCCGGGCATCAAGGTCTGGCTCGGGATCGAACCGGACACGGCGGTTGTACGCCATGCCGATCAGTTCCTCGACTTCGACCTCAAAGTCGATTGCGGGGTCTGGGTGGTGGCCAAAACGGCCAAGGGTTTCGTCGCCCATCATCTCCCCCAGGGCTTGGGTGCGGGTGGTATCGGTCATCATTCTGAGTTCCCGTCGTTTTCGTCGAGGTACTTGGTGTTGTCGCGGAAGGGCTGGCGCATGGGCCGGTAGCCCCATGGACGCTTCGGGGGGGTGATGCCGAACGCCTTCTTGCGCTTGGCGCGGACCTCGGCGCGCTCCATCGCCTGTCGGGCGGTGCGCAGCCGGTGGCAGCGGCGGTGGACGGCCTTGAGGTTGGCTTCGCAGTTGGAACCCCCGTCGGCGAGGGGCGTCCGGTGGTCGAAGTCGACGCCATCGCCGGGATGGATCGGCTTGCCGCACTCCGGGCAGACTGGCAGTTCTCCGGGTGCCGGGCACTGGCTGTCGAGGATGCGGAGCCTCACCCGAGGCGGCGCGGGTGCATCGTCGGTCTTGCCAACCCATGGGGTGAGCGAGCGGGGCATCAAGCGGCCCTCGCCGCGTTCTTGGCGACCGTGCCGCGCTCTGGGTCGAACGCGAACTTGTCGGGCGGGATTGTCAGCGCGATCCCGAACTCAGCGTGCCGCCGAAACACCTCGTCCATGTACCGGGTCATGTCGGTGATGCTCATCAGCCGCGTGACTGGCATGTCGGTGTCTCGGATCAGCGCCAGCTTGTCGTCATGGGCGAGCGGACGCACGAGCCGGTCATAGGTGGCGCGGAACTTCTTCGATGCATCCCGCATGATCGGAACGCCGATTTCGAGCTTGCACCTGGCGCGTACGTCCTCGATGCCCTCGCCGGTCTGATCGGAAATCTCGGCGTACCACTTATGACTGAGGCGGTTCTGTTCCGCCGACCGGTCGCGGCCGTCCGTCACGTCCACGGTGAAGGGGCGCTTGCGGCCGTCGAGATAGACCTTGAGCAGGGCGAGGTCGTCGGCGTTCTTGATGGTGCGCGTGGTCATCTACGCCCTCGCCAAAGATCGCAGGTATTCCGCGCTGGCGAGATATTCCCGGCGCTTCTTGATGGCGGCATTGACTGCCCGGCGCTGCTCATCCGACATGGTGATGAGCTTTGCCCGGCGCTCCAGCGTATCCAGCTTGTCGGGAAAGGCTGAGCTGATGGCGACGATGAGCTTGTCGGTGGTCATGAGGGCTTGCCCCCTGCCTTGGCGATCGCAGCCTTGACCTTGCCCTGCGCCTCCCAAACCCACTCATCGTCAGACCGGCACCCGGTCATCGACGCCATTGTCGTCAGGCGTTCGTCAGCGGCCTTGAGTGCTTCCAGCATGTCGGGCGCGGCGGCGATCAGATTGGCGTCGGCCCGCCTCCGCACGGACTGAACGCCATAGTGTGTTTTTGGCGCATCTGGATTATTGCTGGCATAGGGCATGCGGATTGAGAAAGGGCTGCCGTAACCTGATAAAGAGACAAGCTCCCACGGTCCCGGCGTATGCTTTTCTGTCTCGCTCATCTTGTATTTCCCGCCGGGCGGCTTGTTGGGCCAACCCGGCGCCCTTGGTTGGGGATGGGGGGGGTTACTGCCACTGGCAGTGGAACGGGATATCGTCCCCGTCCGGGTCGAATGCCGGGGCGTGTGAGGCTGCGGGGCGGCTGGTTGCCGGGGCTCGATTCGAACGAGCGTTCTCGGAGTCAAAGTCCGTTGTCCTGCCGCTAGACGACCCGGCATTGTCCAGTAGCGTCAGGGTGCTGTTGAACGGTCCCAGCGCCAACTCGGTCACGTAGTGCGTCTGTCCGTCCTTGTCGTAGGAGCGCGTCTGCAGCTTGCCAGAGAGTGCCACCCGTGAGCCCTTGGACAGGTATTGCTCGGCGACCTTGCACAGGCCCTCGTTGGTGACGACGACCGGCATCCACAGCGTGCGCTCCTGGCGCTCGCCTGTGTTGCGGTCGCGCCATTGCTCGGCGACGGCCACCCGGAGATTGACCACCGGCTTGCCATCGGGGAACTTGCGGGCTTCGGGATCGGCGCCAAGCCGGCCCGTGCAGGTGAATTGGTTGAGGTCGCTCATGCTGCAGCTTCTCCGAATTGCTGGTTGAGGCTTTCCCGAGGGCTCACCTCGGCGGGGGGCCGATGCGCGGTCTTGAGGTCTGCCAGGCGCGCGTCGATTTCCTTGACCAATTGCTCGCGGAAACCGGCGTCGATGTTGGCGTCCTCGATTTCGCCCCAGACCGCCTGCAGTTCCTTGCTGGACATGGCGGCGCGGATCGCGGTCTCGAATTTGGTGTAGGGGGCGCGACTGTCGGCCTTGGTCTTTTGGTCCGCGACCTCGCGACGCCCCTGTTCGGACCGTTGGTCGGTTGTCCTTGGCTCCGGCTGCTTGAAATCGTCGGCCTCGTCCTCGGAATAGACGAGCCCGTGAATGCCCACGAGTTTGAGGATCACGCGATCTTTGGCGCGCTTCTCGCTCATCGCCCAGGGATAAGCCGGTTGTTTGCCGACGATGTGGTAGTTCGTGGCATTGGTCTCGCCGGTCGCCCAGGCCGAGCGGTCGCCCATGTGCCCGGTGACGACCATGGACGTGAGCAACTGGTCACCGTGCGCCTCGATGATCATCGGCGCCTCAAACCGGATGCCGGCCTTGAACGCGACAACCTCAAGCGCAGCGTGCTTGCAGACCCACTGCTTGTTCTGCTTGATCTGCCAGAAGTCATCGGCGGCAAGTCCATATTCCTTACGGACAGCTTCAATGCGGGGGTCTAGGGTGCTCATTTCGGGCGCACCGCAATCCCGGCCTCGCCGAAGCACAGCGCCGCGCCGGGCACGTCCTCGCCGGCCTTGATCAGGTCCATGATGGCCTTCTTGTCGGCCGTACGGGTGGTGGTGAACGTCCCCTGCGGGAGTTCGTCGATGTCGAGGATCGAGACGCTCTCGCGCGGCCGGGTGATGCTGACCGTTGCTTCCGGCGTGACCAGTTTGTCGAGATTGGCCCGGCTCAGGATATTTTTGAGCAGTTGCCCCATGGCCTCATCGACCCGCTCGAACCGGGCCTGGCGCTCCGACAGGTCGGACTTGCGTTCCTTGATCTTGGAGACCATGGTGCGCGCGTCGAGCTTCCTGCCGACGATGCGATTGACCAGAGGCAGCAGCTCGGTTTCGCCTTCGAGCACATCCGCCCTGAGTTCGGCGTCGTCTGCCAACTCAGGAAAGGCGACGAACAGAGCGTCCATCTGGGCCTCGAGATAGGCGGTGTCCAAACGCAGCTTGTCCATGTTATTCTCCGTCGGCCTTGCGCATGGCCCAATGCAGGTATTGGCGGGCCTCGTGGCGGGCTTTTGCGGCCTGTTCCTCGTATTGGTGGCGGCGGTCGGGGCGTTCCTCGACCATCGCCCAGCGGCGGTACATGTTGGCGTCCCGGCGAAATTGCTTGGCGCAGTTGAGCATGGCCATGCACTCGCGGCGGATGACTTGGGCAGCCAGCGGGCTATCGAGCATCGTCTGCCTCCATGGGCCGGTCATGCTTCCGGCCGGCGTCTCGGGTGATTTCGCGCTGGAGTAGTTCCACCAGCGCCAGGGCGGGTGAGCCTTTCGGCGGCTCGTGCCAGTACGGCTCCTCCCACGGCTTCACGTCGTCTGCTGTGTCGCAGGAGAGTTGGTCGAGGCTGGAGAGATGGGTGGGGGTGAGCGGGATCAGGCGACCCTCCCCGACGCGCGTAGGCGTTTCCAACGGCGCTTGGCACGGCACCCGGAGCTGCGGTGATGCGGCGTGTAGCCAAACCGCATTGCGCGCTGGAGCATCGCCGTCATTTCAAGCGACAGCTGAATCTCACGCATGAGTTGCTCTGAGCTGTAGCCGCCAATGAACAGTGGGCCGAATTTCATCCTCACCCTCCGATCATCATGCCGCCCAGACAGAGCAGGGCAGGGAACAGAAACAGGAATAGGGCTGCGTGAAGGGCGAACTCGCGGAGGGTCATGGCTGGCCTCGCATGAGGCGCAGGGCCTCGTCTTGGGACACCTGCCAGCACTTGCGGGCGACCTCTATGGGGGCCTTTAGGATTGCCGTTACATCAGGGTCAGCAGACCACTCGCGCAATGCGTCTCTGGTAATGTCGTCGTCTGCGATGACACAGATGGCGCCCACCTCGCCGTTGCGGACGGCCATCCATGCGTGTGTTGCTTCCTCGCTCATGCCACTTTCTCCCCGGTGCTGGCGCGGTCGCGAGCGCCGTCAATGATGGCCAGCGCGGCCACAGCGATTTGCTTGTATTCACGGGCCTGCGCGCCGTAGTAGCCGTCGCCGACAGCGATCTTGCGCAGGGCTTCGACCGCCGGCTCGTGGTGCCGCTCGATCAACTCAAGAGCGTCCCCAATGGCGTCGTTGTAGCCGCGCTCGTATTCATCGGCCGGGACGCCGCCCAGGGCGTTGACGCGCTGGAAAAGCTTGGACTCTTCGCGCATCTACTCGCCCCCTTGTGCTTCGGCAGAGGCAATGGCACGGTCGAGGCGATCAAGCGCGGCGCGATGATCGGCCCAGTTGGTGAGGAGCGGTCCGGCCGTTTTGCCTACCGCTAGCCTTACTGCCCAGTTGCGCTTCGTGCCTTTTCCCGTGACGCGCTCTATGGCCGGAACGATGCCAAGAGAACGATACTTGCGAGGCGTGTCGATCAAAGCTCGTGCGGCCCGGAGATCATCTGCAAGCCGGGTCATGATGCGGCCCCCAGATATTCCATGCACCATGTCGGGTGGAACGGGAGCGAGAACGTGTAGCCGTCGAGACGCACTAGGATATGCGCGTTCCGCGCCCCGGTAATGACGCCAAAGACCGACCTTCCGCCGCCCACATAATGCCGAATGCGCATCCCGCGCTTGGCCGGCACCTTGTAGGTGTCCCTGATGTATCGAATGCCCATCACCAGCGCTCCCCATAGAGCCCGCGCACATGCTTCCGACCTAGCCAGTCAAGGCTGACGGAACGCGGCGTATGTTCCCGCGCCAGGTCGCTGTCCCATTCGAGGTGGCCGGCATGGACCTCGGCCATCACAAGCTCTTCGGTTACTTCCTCGGACTTGCCGGGCTCGGCCATGTCGAGGGCGAAGATGCGCAGGGACCAATGCTTGCCGTAGTGGCACAGGGCTTCCTTGGCCTCCGCCAGAGTGGCGTGCTGGCTTTCGAACAAGCCGTCGATGAAGAAGAGATAGGTGGGCATGGGATTGTTCCCCTTACTCGCCAAGAGAGGCTGCGGCCTCTTCGATCGAGTCCCGCGCGGCCTCGACGGCATCCATTGCCGCCGCCAAGGAGTCGATTTTCTCTTGTCGGGACTCGCTCTCGCGCTCTGCCTGCTTGTCCTCGAGATCATCGATCTCGGACTGCATTTCCGCCGCGATTTCCTCGAGCGGGCCAATCATCAGCGCCAGATCGGCGAGCCACTGCTTCTTGCTCATCGGTGTTCCCCTGTATCGTTCGGTGCTGCCGGCCGCGCGGGTCGGCAAGGCCGAAGGGTCAGGCGGCCTCGGCACCTTCATCACCCGCTCGGCGGTCGCCCATGGTGGAGTGGAACCGGTCGATCATCGCCTCGATGCCGGATGCAATCGGTGGCCCGTTCTTGGCCACGACGATCTCGACATCTTCTTCGAGGATGGGGTCGGCTATCGTCGCCGAGACATCGCCAGTGCGCAGAACTTCGATCTCGAAATCGAAGCCCCTGTCGCGGATCGCCTGCGCCTTCTCGGCATGGGCATCGTCCGTCTCGAACACGACAGGTTCCCGCCTGCCATTAGGCGGCACATATTGGGTGAAGGGCACATCGGCCATCGTCATCCTCCATCAGCACCGTGGTGCGTTGATCTGGAGGCAGTATGGATTTCCCATAGGCCGCTGTCAACGAAAATCTATGGAAAACCCATACGATCTCGACAAGCCATAGGCGCCTCTATGGGCGCCGCGTCAATCTGTCATTGTTGGAGGGGTCGCTATGGGAGCCGACGAGGGGCCCAGCCGCCGGTCACGACGCCGCGGACGATCACTTCCGTGTCGGGGCTGCCATCAACAGGGAAAGCGACGTACTTCGGGTTGGAGCTGCGAGGCGCCAGGTAGAGCTGGCCGTTGCGGCGTTCGAGGACTTTCAGTGTCGCTTCGACCAATTGGCCGCCGCCACGATGCCGCTCCACATGGAGCATCATCCCCTCAGTCAATGATAGACCACTATCCGCAAAGTTAACGCAGGTGACTATGCTACCATCCGGGTATTCCTGATCTACGGAATCCCCAACAACCTTAAGTGCATATTGCTTAGCTTGTGGATAGCGCGGGTCGCTTGCGACCTGCACCATTTCGACTTCGGCCCCCTCGTCGGCAAAGCTGATCTCCAGCCAGTGCCCTGCCTGTATAATACCCAAAAGAGGTAGGCCCGCAATGGGGACGTCACTGACCGTGGTGCCATCTGTGGACATTGGGCCCTCGCCATATAGCAGCCAGTCGGTTCGAACGCCGAACTTCCTCGCGTACTTCCTGGCGACGGCCGGCCGGATGCCGCTGGAACCGTTCTCGTGGGCATAATACGTGGGCGTTGCGACGCCGAGCGCGCGTGCAGCTTCGGCACCCGTGGTGAACCCCGCGTGCTCTCTCGCCATAGTTAATCGTTCGTGTGGCGTCTGCATAAACAGCAATCTGCCATAGAATGCCTATGGAATGCCCGTTGACAGTCCTATGGGTTTTCCATAGGATGAGGGCACAAATGGAACAGCCCCTCGACATCAAGGCCGCCCGCGCGGCCCTCAACATGAGCCAAACCAAGCTGGCGGACGCTATTGGCGTCGATCAGGGCAGCGTGTCGGCGTGGGAAAACGACCGGCACAAGCCATCGAAGGCGGCCCGCAAGGCAATCGAGAAACTTCTGGCCGAAAGGGCCCGTTCGGAATGAGCGACATCGCGACCATTGCCGAAGGCTTGGCCGCTGGGCGCCGCCGCGGGCGTCGGTCCTTCATCGAAGGCGCGGAGGCCGGCATCGAGGCCGAACGCGAGAGGATCGCTGTCTGGCACGAGCGCCAGGCGAGCTTGCTCGAGGCCGCGCTGGAACAGGTCGAGCGCGAAGGCGGCTCGGTGGAAATGGCCCCGCGCTCGATGGCGCAGGTGCATCGCCGGTTCGCAGAGGCAATCAGGCGGGGGGACATATGACCAGCATGCGCAGTGTCGCATCGGCCGGCAACTCGCCACTTCGGGCTATCGCTCACTGGCTATCCGCCGAACCCACCCGCATTCCCTCGCTGCTGCTAGGGCTGTGCGTGGCGGGGATGTGGCTGGGGAGTGGGCCGCTATGAGCGGGCAGTTCGAAATCCCCGGCTATGTCTTCCGGGACATGATCCGAATGCACCGAAAAACCCTGGCTGCGGCCGCTCTGAAAGGAAAGGGCGGCAAAGCATCCGCAGATGCCGCCGCCCCAATTCAGGATTTGACAATGCTGAATGTAGTCGAACGGCCAGCCCTTGCCAAGGGCGCGCGCATCACTTCCTCCGTCGAGGTCGTCACGCCATCTGCGGCGCGGTGTCTTCGCGATACTGCTCACTTCGCGCGGCAGCGAAACATCTCGCCATTCAACGTGGACCGCCTCGCTTCCGAGATGGCGCGTGGCCAGTTCACTCCTGGCACCCAAATCTACATCTGCGTGCTTCCGAGCGGGGCCGAGTTGATTGTCAACGGCAACCACACCCTGGAAGCCATCTACAAGTCTGGCGTGCCACAGGTACTGACTGTCACCCGCAAGGTTGTGGCAGACGAAGACGAGGCCGGCAGAATCTACGCGGTCTTCGACATCCAAAAGATCAGGACGTGGGGAGACAGCCTCAAGGCGACCGGCGCGGGGGAGGACATCCCACTTGCGCAATACATCCTCGCCGCTCTCGGTGTGATCGATGCCAGATTTGCGCTTAGCAGGCCGACTAGCGTCTCTCGCCTCGATCGCATTGCCAAGCTCGAAGAATATCGGGAGCCGGCAATGATGCTCGCAGCCGCGATGAACGGTTCCCCCACCCACACGCAGCGGCTCGTACGCCGCGCCGGCGTCCTGGCGGTAGCATTGGAAACCTTTCGGTACCAGCCGTCTTTCGCCGCAGAGTTTTGGTTCCGTGTTGCGCAAGACGACGGTTTGAGCGGCGCCATGCCCGAACGTGCTCTTCTCAGCTGGCTCCGCAATGTCAAAACTGCCAACGGCCTTATCGGGCAGCGTGAGCATTGCAAAGCCTCGGCCGCTGCGTGGAATGCGGCTTTCCGTGGAGAGGAACGGACCTACGTCAAGCCGAACGCAATGGTCACGTTCTTCCTGCTTGGGACGCCTTGGGCCAACGGCGTCCCTGATGGCGGGGAGTAAGCCACCATGCTTTCCGTCATCCCAATAGACAAAATAGAGGTCGGGCGCCGCCTTCGCGACATCAGCGAGTCCACGGTAGCTGGCCTGACGGCGAGCATCGCAGATATCGGGCTGCTCAACCCGATCACAGTATATCCGCGCCAAATCATCAGGGAGGGCATTTCCATTGATGGGTTTGGCCTGGTCGCGGGACTTCACCGCAAGACCGCCTGTGAACGCTTGGGATTGGCCGAGATCGAGGCCCATATCCTCAGTCTCTCTGAACTGGAACGGCAAATTGCCGAGTGCGACGAAAATCTGTGCACGTTCCAACTCAGCGCGTCCGATCGGGCGCGGTTTACCAAGCGGCGCAAGGAGGCCTACGAGGCGCTGCACCCTGAAACCAAGCACGGCGGGGATCGTAAGAGCGATCAAGTGGACAAGTTGTCCACTCGATCCTACGCGGACGATCAATCTGAAAAGACGGGTGTCGATGCCCGCACCATTCGCAGGGACGCCGAGCGCGGCGAGAAGGTTGCGGGGGAGGCCCTGGACCTCATCAAGGGCACGCCGCTCGATACTGGCGTGTTCCTCGACGAACTCAAGCGAGTGGATCAGCCGGAACAGGTGAAAACCGTTCGGCAACGGCTCGCGGAAATTCGCGATGCACAGAAGCCGCGCCCTACCGTGGCCCAGGCGAACAAAATCAAACTGGATGCCGACATTCGCGAGCGGGCAGCAAAGAACTGCGCCGAGTTGCTGGCCGAGTATCTGCCGCCCGAAGCGTGGGATCATTTCAAGTCCAATCTGGCCGTTACGACCGCCAAGGATTTGCTGACCGAGTTCACCAATATCACTGGCCAGTCGATCATGGACAAGTCGGGGTGGGCAGCATGATCCGCGATCACCTTCCTCTCCTGGCGGCAATTGGCTGCGGTGCATGCGTCGTCCTCATCGCTGTGCTGTGGCTTGTCGGGCTGGTGGCGGTGGCAGGCGCGGTTGGCTTCTTCTCTGCCGCCACTGTGATTTTGGGCCGGCTGCTGACTTACCGCGCGCCGGTCGAGCCCATCCATGAATACGAGAGCGAGGTCCGCTAGTGCTCTCACCAATCACCCCCGCGCTGTTCCTTGAGCCCATCCCGTACGAGGGCGAAGTCGCAAGGACCGATGCGCCGTCATGGCGTGAAACCCGTGCGCGGGGACGGCTATCACTGGCCGTTCATATAGGCGGGCAATCGGTCGTAAGGACGGCGGGGGAGGGGTGCGCGAACACCGCCTCCCCACTCCACGAGCAAAGGTGGACTGACGCGACGGCTGCGGCTTTCCGTCTGGGGCTGCGTCAGCCCGCCCTTGCTCGTGCCCCACGCGAGCAGGACAGGTCGGCGGGTGAACGCCGGGCTGGGCTCTATCGTATCTTGCCTGACGGCCGGGCGCTTCGTGATGGAATGTCGCCCGGTCGTTCTCGGCGGCCGAATAGAGAGCCCATCGCCCGTCCTCGTTCTTTTCCTTTCCCTGGGGGCATCGGTAGCGACCTCCTCCCCGCTGCCGGTAGGGATACCTCCTCCCATCCCGATCTCAGGGCACTTGCTCGGCACTTCGGTGCCGGGCCCTTTATTCCCCGTGCGCTCCGCCTGTTCGGCGTAGAGCGGCACGGCTCCAATTCGCAAGCGACTGATCAACGTGATCGCCAAATCCCCGATCTGTCGCATGTGCCTGTCCTTCCGTCGTTGGTCGGCTTCAACGAGGCCAACCATGTCGGAAAGGATCAAAGACGTGTCCCAGACCTCACGGGAGCGCTCCGTAAAAATAATGGAGGATTCCATGTACTCGGCTACTGCTGATGTCGCCGAAATGCAGGCCCTTTGCCGCGAGATTGCCAATGCACGCGCCGCATCCGCACGTGAGAAAGATCGCGTCAGTGCGGTGCAGACGTGCCTCGGGCTTGGGTGGAACAGATGCCTGGAGCTTCTGAGCGGCAAGGCTCGCCGCGTTGATGGCTGGGAAAAGGACTTGGCCCGTGCCAGGGTCGCGGCACAGAGGAGGCAGGCGCATGAACGAAAAGTTGCGGAGCATCTGGCTTGGCTCCAAGAGCAGATCGACCGCTGCCGTGAAGGCGACGCGGAATTTCGGGGCGTTCATGTCGATGCACTGCAGCATCTTCTTCGCGTGGCTGGCGACACTCCTGGCGCCGTGGAAGTACCCGCGCCGGAAGTAGCCGACCACTTCAATTCGATTTCCGATTGACACCTCGCCGCTCCGCTGCGGCGGGCGGCCTCGTATTGGGGGCAAAGACATTGACGGATGCCGCGGCATACGCCGATTTTCTGGCGGCAAAGCAGATGGTCGATCCACCGACCGGTTTGGACTGCGTGCCGGCACTGAACGGAGCGCTGTTCGACTTCCAGCACGATATCACGAGGTGGGCTTTGCGCCGAGGGCGGGCGGCTTTGTTCGCCGGAACCGGCCTCGGCAAGAGCCTGATGGAACTATCGTGGGCTGAGGCCATCCAGCGTGAAACGCGCCGGCCGATACTACACTTGGCGCCCCTTGCTGTCTCCGCGCAACTGGTCCGGGAGGCTGCGAAATTCGGGATCGCCGCACACATGGGTGACGGCGGCGCCGCGCCTAATGGGATCTGCGTCACCAACTACCAAAAGTTCGGCCACTTCGACCTGTCGCAATTCGGCGGTGTCATTCTGGACGAGAGTTCAATCCTCAAGAGCACGGACGGGCACTATCGCACGCGGCTGATCAAGGAATGCGCCGTGATCCCGTTCCGACTCGCGGCGACGGCTACGCCTGCCCCCAACGACTTCATGGAGCTTGGAAACCACGCCGAGTTCCTTGGGGTGATGTCCTACACCGACATGCTGGCGACCTTCTTCACCCACGATGGCGGCGAGACGCAGAAGTGGCGCCTCAAGGGCCACGCCGAAGACGAGTTCTGGCGGTGGATGGCGTCGTGGGCGGTGATGATCCGCAAGCCATCAGACCTTGGGTATGATGACGGCGCTTATGAGTTGCCGCCGCTGCGCCAGCAACAGCACATCGTTGCGGCCGACTACGCCCCAAGCGTCGATACCGGGCTGTTGTTCCCGATGGAAGCCCGCACGATGCAGGAGCGGCTCGGTGCGCGTCGGGACACCATTGCCGAGCGCGTAGAACTGGCGGCGTCGATCACGCCGAAGGATCGCCCATTCGTCTGGTGGTGCAATCTCAACGCTGAAAGCGAGGCGCTCGCCAAGGCCATCCCTGATGCAGTCGAACTGCGGGGGTCGGATGACGAGGGAGATAAGGAACGCAAGCTGATCGATTTCAGCGAAGGGCGCATCCGCGTGCTAGTGACCAAGCCATCGATCGCCGGTTTTGGCATGAACTGGCAGCACTGCGCCGACACTGGTTTTGTCGGCCTCTCCGATAGCTTCGAGCAGGTCTACCAGGCCATCCGCCGTTTCTGGCGCTTCGGGCAGACTAAGTCCGTCAACGTCCATTTCATCGCCGCCGAGACCGAGGGGGCCGTCGTCTCCAATCTGAGGCGCAAAGAGGCGGATGCCGAGCGCATGGCCGCGGCGATGGTCGCGCACATGGCGGACCTTTCTTCGGCGGCCGTCCGCGGCACTGTCCGAACCGTTTCAACCTACAATCCTGAGCAGCTCATGCGGCTGCCGGCATTCCTGGGGGCAGCATGAAGGCAATCAACCAGGTCGTGACCAACGACTACGCCATTTACGAAGGGGACGCTTGCGAGCTTATCCGCAGCGTGCCCGATGCCGGCGTGGATTTCGGCATTCATTCTCCGCCCTTCGAGGGGCTGTACCGGTTCTCGAACTCCGACCGCGACATATCCAATAACGAAGGCGGCGCATTCTGGACGCACTACGGGTTCCTGATCGCAGAGCTGTTGCGCGTCACGAAGCCGGGGCGCCTCCACAGTGTTCACTGCATGCAGCTGCCAACGTCGATCACCCGGCACGGCCACATCGGCATGCGGGATTTCCGGGGCGATGTGATCCGGGCTTATGAGGCGGCGGGTTGGATTTTCCACTCCGAGGTTTGCATCTGGAAAGACCCGGTGGTGGCGCAACAGCGCACGAAATCCATCCGGCTGCTGCATGCCCAAATCCTCAAGGATTCGACCATCAGCGGGCAGGGCCTTGCCGACTACATCGTGACTTTCCGCAAGCCCGGCGAGAACGCCGACCCGGTTGAGGGCCCATTTACCCAATTTATCGGGACCGGCGTCGACGTGAGCGAGGAGGCTTACGCCAAAGAATGCGCCGATTTCCGGGCGCAGGGCCGCGAGCCATGGCCGTACGACAAGTGGAAGTCCATCCTGGTCTGGCAGCGCTATGCCTCGCCGGTGTGGATGGATATCAACCAAACGCGCACCCTCCAATATCGGAATGCGCGCGACGGAAAGGACGAGGTTCATATCTCGCCGCTGCAGCTCGACGTGATCGAGCGATGCGTAGACCTCTGGTCGCTCCCCGGCGAGACGGTGCTAACGCCGTTTCTCGGCATTGGCAGTGAGGTTTACTGCGCCGTCGACATGGGCCGCAAGGGCATCGGCTTCGAGCTAAAGGCCAGCTATTTCGCGCAGGCGGTGCGCAACCTTGCGGATTTGCAACGAGCCAGGACAGACGACCTGTTCAAGGCTGGCGCCGCATGATCGTGCTTCCTTTCCCTCCCAGCGTGAACGGTCTTTTCCGCCGCCACAATGGCGCGCACCTGTCGGCCGCTTACAAGGCGTGGCGTGACGAAGCCGGGATGAAGCTAAATCGCCAGCAGGTTCGCCACCACGATGGGGCAGTCACCATCCGCATGTGGATGCGCGCCCCCGACAGGCGTCCCCGCGACATAGACAACTACATCAAGCCGGTAATCGACCTGCTCGTACGTCACGGCATCATCCAGCAGGATCACGCTCGCGTCGTTCGTGGCATTCATGCCGACTGGATCGATGAGGGCGATCCTCGCGTGCAGGTTATCATTCTGGGAGACGGCTCGCGATGAGACTGGTCATTGTCGAGAGCCCCTACGCGGGCGACATTGAAGCCAATATTGAATACGCGCGGCGCTGTGTTCGTGACAGCCTGTTGCGGGGCGAGGCCCCAATCGCCAGCCACCTTCTTTATACCCAGCCGGGCGTGCTGCGAGACGAAGTGCCGGAAGAGCGCCAACACGGCATCGATGCGGGCCTTGCGTGGCGACGGGTCGCCGAGGCGTCTGTCGTCTACACGGACCGCGGCATTTCCAAGGGCATGCAGTACGGGATTGACGCCGCGCGGCTGGCTGGGGTGCCGGTTGAATATCGCACGCTTGGCGAGGTGGCAGCATGACCCCCCACTCCACCATGATGGTCCAGCAACGCTCCGGTTCAGCCGGGGTTGCGGGGGTTAACTGGCGTTGCCTCGAATGGACAGAAGCGCTGACCCTGGAAGTTGTCCGTCTTTGGAACGAGGGGCTCAGCGCCGGGATCATCGCTGAGAGGCTCCGTGACGTGGAACCCCGGCTGACGCGATCAGCCATCATCGGCAAGGTCAATAGGCTGAAACTGCCGCCGCGACAGACCGTCGCCCAGCTAAGCTCGTCGCCCTTCGCCGGCAAGACCGTTGTCGACGCATCGGCCCTGCGCGAGCGCCTGAAACAGGCCCGAGAAGCGAAGCGCCAAAAGGCCATAGCCCGAGCCAATCGCGATGTGCAAAAGCTCGAGGAGATCGCTGCCGTAGAGGCCGCCGCAGCCATCCATTCTGATGCCTGGGCGCCCATTCCTGGGACAACCCCCGTGCCGATCGACGCGCACAAGGAAGGCCAGTGTCGCTGGCCGGTCGGCGACCCGCTCTCCCCGTCCTTCGGGTACTGCGGGGCCCGTTCCGGCGTGCGCTCGTACTGCGACCACCATAACACCATCGCATGGAGGCAGCCGCAATGAATGCTGTTGTCGTGCTGCCGGTAGAACTCGGCACCAGCGAAGAGATCATAGCGCATTACGCCGCCGCGCGGGGGCGCCTGGGGGGCCTACCGGCCTGGCGCAAGCCGATCTATCTGACGCCCCGCCTGCGGGTGAAGCTGCGCCCCGTGCGGTTAATCCCGCCTATCGTCTCCGGGCTCAAGCGCAAGCTCATTTCCCCCGCCAGGAATCGGGCCGTCGTGTCGGATGTGGCGCTTCGTCATGGCATTCCCGAGAGCTATTTGCGCAAGGGTGGCCCCCGCTTCGCACCGATATCTCGCGCCCGCCAAGAGGTTTTCTATCGACTGCGGCAGGAGGGAGCAATGTCGCTGCCGGCAGTCGGCCGGTTCATGGGCGGCTTCCACCATACCACCGTTCTTCATGGAGAGCGCATGCATGCGGATCGACTGATCCGGGCTGCGCTCCAGGTCGCGACAGGCGAGGGGCATCTGCAATGAGCAACCCAGACTGGATGCCGCTCAACATTAACGACTACCTGTCCGACACGAACCACCTCACGCTTATCGAGCACGGTGCCTACGTCCTCCTGATTTGTCGATACTGGAAGGATGGCGGGCTCCCGGCCGATGAGCGGATGATCGCCAGATATTCGCGCATGACGCCAGAACAGTGGGCCGAAAGCCGGGATGTGCTGGCCGCGTTCTTCGATGAGGGGTGGCGCCACAATCGCATCGATCGCGAGCTGCAAAAGGCGCGAGAGATCATGGAAAAGCGGGCGGCGGCCGCAGATGCATCGCATGCGCGGCGCAAACGCGATGCAAATGCAGTGCAAATGCAAAGCACATGCAGTGATACGCGCGTGCCTACCTTAACCACTAACCCATCCTCACTACGTTCGGATGAAGAGAAGCTCGCCCGCAAGCAGCGGGCGGCACGTCTCCCCGAGAATTGGTCGCTTCCCGCCGAGTGGCGCCAGGATGCGGTCGACGCCGGGTTGCCAGCAGACCGGATAGATGCCGAGGCGGCGAGGATGCGCAACTGGTCCCGCTCCTCGCCCAATGGCGCCAAGCTCGATTGGCGATCGGCGTGGCGCAACTGGTGCACCCGCATCGCGGCCGAGATTCCGCCCGCTCGAGGGTCTCCACCAAAGCGCGAGACGGCCGCAGAGGCCGGGGCACGGCGCGTGGAACTTCTGAGGCAACGAGATGCAGAATACCAATTCGGACAGGACGGCGAAGGCGGCACTCATTCAGCGATTGCTCGCCTGCTTCCCGGCTACAGCCAGCGGGCAGGGTGATCACGCTTTCGATGGCTACGAACTGGCTGTGGGGGAAATCCCCGCAGAGTTCGTCGCGGTAGCCGTCGAGCGCTTCCTGAGTGGCAAGGTTCCTGGCCAGCACACGGCATTCGCCCCGGCTCCCCCGCAACTCGCCACCGAGGCCAGAGAGCACTGGTATCGGCATCTGGACGAGGTTCGGCGAGAGCGCGACCTGAAAGCGCTTCCGGCGCCAGACGTCGTGCATTCGCCGGAATCGCAGGAGCGCGTGCGCCGACAGGTCGAGCAGGTCGTGGCCAAGCTCGCGGATTCAATCCGAACCGATGAGGCTGCCCCGGCTGGTGTCAGGAGGGCGGTTATGCGGCGCACCAACGCAGCGTTCGCCCCCAGCTTCGAGCCCGAAGACATGCGCCGTCGGCTCTGGGAAGTCGGGGATGTCGACGCTGATGGCGACATGGGAGGGGTGAGATGACCAAGGCAGACAAGATTCGCGAGCTTCGCGCCAAGGGCATGGCGTGGCGAGCGGTAGCTCGTGAGGTTGGACGGTCGCCGCAGTGGTGCCGGAGCCAAATCGATCCCGAATATGCCGCCGAGGTGAAACGGGTCAAGCACGAAGGCGAGCGCAGGGCTCGTGAGCGGATGACCGGCCGCATTCATCTTCCTGAGCCACGCATCGACGTCGAGGCCGCCTTTGCCACGATCATTCCCGACAATCGCACATGGCAACAGCGAGCATTCGGTGATCCGAAGCCTGGGCAGTCTGCGCTCGACCAGAAACAGGGTGTGGCGCGGTGATGCCGGTGCAAAGCTATCAGGATCCCCGGCGGCGCTCGCGTCCTGATTTTCACCTGTGACGTATGCGGCAAGCCAGCCTGCTACGGCGAGGGTGTGAAGCTCAGGGCCGCGCTGGCGACGGGTGATGCCAAACTCGGCGGAAAATGGTTCTGCGCAGATCACAGGCCGCGTGCGGCCGGAAAGGATGAGGAATGCTGAGTGACGCCGACAAGGAAAAGGTTCGCCGGTATGTTGGTTTTGCGAACGCCGTGGTGCCGCCGGAACTGCGGACGCGCGCGATGACAATTGCCCTCGCGCGCCGTGCCTCCATCGAACTCAAGACGACAGATCAGCGCGCACAAAACGCAGTGGAGGGCCGCCCCAATGCCTGAAGACAAGCTTATCGAGGCAATGGCGCGGGAGATTGAGCGCAACCCGCTGAATCCCGAAGTCGCTGCGTTGGCCACTCTCGCCGCCATAGAGCAGGCGGGATACGTGGTGGCGAGGGGTTGGCAGCCGATCGAGACCGCGCCGAAGGATGGCGCTGGCCGCGGCCTCTACGGCAGCGAGACCATGGGGCCTGAAGTTTTGCTGCGTCAAGGGTCGGCTATCTACATCGGGTTCTGGAACGGCCACTCGTGGGATGATGGCGATTTCAACTCGGACATGGGGCAGATGACGGCATGGATGCCGCTTCCGGCGCTGCCCAAGGCCCCCTCCAATGCCTGACACCAGCGACAAGATCACGCTCGATCGCGTGGACGGGAGCCGCATCACCTTTCTGAAGCAGTCGGATGTATGGAGCGCGGTCGCCAGCTTCTGCCTCATTGACGGCAGACTGCACGAGCTTTGGATTGAGCACTACACGGGCGCCAAGCGCTGGGAGCCGGTGCGCTCCTTCGCCACGATGGAGGAGGCCAACCGCAATGCCTGACACCAGCAGCGAAATGGTCGAGAGGGTGGCGAGGGCGATCGATCCTGGCGCATGGGCCGATAGGGCATCGGCTCCGATTGGGCTGCGGTCACTGCTGGCGGTAGCTCGGGACAGGGCCCGCCGGTCCGCTCGCACAGCAATCATTGAAGCGTTCCAGAACCCGACCGAGGCCATGATCGAGGCCTACGACAATACCTCGTGCGATGCCAGATGCTTCGAAGTGTTGAACGCTCTGCTCCGCGCCGCTCTCAAGGATGATGCAAATGGGTGAGTGGACACTGGCAATCGAGATCGGTGCAGCTTGGCTGTTCTGCGGCTTCGTTACGGCGGGGGTGCGCATCTGGACGTGGTGGCTGTCTGGGGCTGACATCCTATTCGAGGATATCTGGTGGGGCATTTTCTGCACGTTGCTGGGCCCCATTGCGCTGCTCTACGGCGTTGCCGGTCTAGTGGAGATGAACAGCCATCGCGTCCTCATCAAAGGTCGCCGCTCCGCTCTCAACCAAACCAAACAGGGGCAATAGGGGATGGCGTACATAGGCTTCGTCGATTCATTGCGCGCCCGCGCCGCAGAGCTTGAGCGCCGGGCCGCTACCTATGACGCCGCCGGCAATGTCTACATGGCGGCTGAGATGCGCCGTCGCGCAGCCAACAAGCGGCGCCTCATCCGGTCACACGAGGAATTCCTCAGACTTGGGACCAAGATCACCGGCGTGCAGGAGCAGTAGGTCTCAATGGCGCAACTCGCAGTTCTAGATAGGGGCAATGGGCACTTGGGGAAATCCGTCAGCATCAAGCCGCGGCCGAAGCAGGCCAGGGAACGCAGCGGGCGCTTGTCCCGCCGCAACACGGACGCCATGGCCCGGGTCCTTGAGACATACGACCGCGCCGAACGGGATGCACTGGAAGGGCCACTGCGCGCCCGGCATCGCGTGCTCGGGGTGAGGCCATCAGATGCGAGGGACCAGATGGCGGGCTCATTCGCGGGCAGGCTGTGCCTTTCAGGCGAGCTGACACGCGTCCAATACGACGCGAGCCAGACTTACCTCGCCGACCTCGCCGACTATCATCGCGCCATCCATGTTCCGAAACAAGCCGGGGCTGTTGACCTCAATGCGACACACGGTTCTTCCGGGGATTACGAGGCCACGTCGCGGGTTGTGGCGGCCATAGGGCGCATGGTGGGCAAGGATGGCAAGCATGGTGCCAGAGGGGCCGTGCAGGACGCGCAGAACGATCTACGGGGCGGGGCGATGCTGTTCGCGGCGCTGGACCTCTGCCTCGTGCAGGACAAGGCGCTTACGCACCTGGTGGGCGATTTCAGGCTGGCGCTCAATGCGCTGGTGAAGTTCTACGGGATGGAAGGGTGAGCGACATGAGCGAGTGGCTACCGATTTCGACTGCACCAAAGGACGGGACGATCGTCCTGCTCTATTGCCCCGAACCGGTCGAGGCGCCTAGACGCAGCATGGGGTGGGAGCATCGTGGGTCCCACGTTGTTGTGGCTAGGTGGGCGTCAGCGGACCCGAGCGAATGGACCGATGAAGATGGTTGGCACCTGCCGGCCGTAGAGGTGGAGTTTGGTGTCTATGATGACCCCTCCACGGATTTCATGCCCGTGCTCGCCGATCCTACGCACTGGATGCCATTGCCATCGCCCCCCGAAGGGGAAGCCCGATGAATGAGCGAGACGAGTTGGTGCTGACGCTGCTGGCCCAAATCAGCAAGCTCTCGGCGGAATGCGCACGCTACAAGTCGCTATCCAAGCGCCAGGCCAAGGTGATCACGCAGTTGATCCGAGCGGGGAAACGGAGAGGCGGAGAGGACGGCCAAGCCACTTGACCTCTCCCCCCAAATCACTGTAACTGTCATCCCGAATAAGGTCGGCAGCGTTTCGACCTCGGGCCGCTCGTGCATGAAAGCACTGGGCGGCTTTCTCATTTTCCGCACCGGCAAGCAGGACAATGGCCCCGGCGCCAAGGCAGGGACTGAGGCCTCTGCAGGCGGGCAATACGGATTCTCCGCGGGGTGACATGCCCAAGTCTGCCGTCGATAAAGCTGGGCCCGGACGTCCAACGGCCTATCGGCCTGAATATTGCGCGAGGGTCGTGGAGCTTGCCAAAGAGGGGCAGAGCTTCGCGCAGATTGCGGCGGCCCTGGATGTCAGTCGCCAGACCATCGACAACTGGGCGCAAGAGCACCCGGAATTTCTAGAAGCTCTCGCGCGAGCGAAGGCCCACGCACAGGCGTGGTGGGAAACAGCGGGGCAATCAAACCTCCTGACGGGTGGCTTCAACGCTCAGGTCTGGAAGACCACCATGCAGGCGCGGTTCCGCGACGACTACACCGAGAAGATCGTCAATGAGCACACCGGCAAGGATGGCGGCCCCATCCAGACCGAACGCAAGCCGGACCTCTCTGATCTAGACCCTGATGAGCGTGACACAATTAGAGCAATCCTTGGCCGCCGCGCTAAGGAACCCGGAAGCGGCGCTTCTTGAGCTGGACCGGCTCGACTGCGAGGAGGACCTTGGGCTCTTCCTTCGCAAGGGCTGGCGCTACATCGATCCCGCGCCTTACGTCCATGGCTGGCACCTCGACGCGATCGCTGAACACCTCGAGGCGGTCACTTATGGCGATATCCGCCGCCTGATCATCAACATCCCGCCGCGGCATTCGAAAAGCTCGATTGTCAGCGTGGCGTGGCCAGTGTGGACCTGGGCGCAACGGGAGATTGGCCCGCTTTCCGGTCCGCAGGTGCAGTTCCTGTCGGCATCTTACTCGCAGAACCTCTCGACGCGCGACGCGCTGAAGTCCCGAAGGCTGATTCAGTCGCCATGGTTTCAGGAGCGCTGGGGCGATCGCTTTGTGCTCACCAGCGACCAGAACGCCAAGATGCGGTACGAGAACGACCAGGGCGGCTATCGTATTGCCACCTCGGTTGGCGGCAGCCTGACGGGTGAGGGCGGGTCGATCATCCTGGTCGACGACCCTCTCAACGCGCAGGACGCCGATTCCGACGCCATGCGCGAGGCCATGGTGTCTTGGTGGGACGAGGCCATGTCGACGCGCCTCAACGACCCGAAGGCCGGCGCCTACGTCATCATCATGCAGCGGTTGCACGAGGATGACCTGACTGGACACATTCTGTCTAGCAACCATGAGGATTGGGTGCATCTGTGCCTGCCGGCCCGGTACGAGAGCAACCGGCACTGTGTTACGTCAATTGGCTGGCAGGACCCGCGTGAACAGGACGGGGAGATATTGTCGCCCGACCGCTTCGATGACGAGTCGCTGGCGAGGTTGGAACGGTCGCTGGGCTCGTATGGCTCTGCGGGGCAGTTGCAGCAACGTCCGGAGCCCCGTGGCGGCGGCATCTTCAAGCGCCACTGGTGGCAGGACTGGAACGAGGAAACGGCAGCCCAGCACGGCTGCGTGCAGAGCGGCAAGGTTGTCTTTCCGCCGTGTGAGTATGTTGTGGCTTCGTTCGATGGGGCCTTCACGGAAGAGGAAATCAACGACCCGTCGGCCTTGACGATCTGGGGATTGTGGCGAGATCGCAACGGCCTACCCAAGATCATGCTGATGTCGGCGTGGGAGAAACGCCTCGATATCCACTCGCTGGTGACGGAGACGGCCGCGACGTGCAAGCGGTTCAAGGTGGATCGGCTCTTGATCGAGGCCAAGGCAAACGGCCTTAGTGTGGCGCAGGAAATGCGCCGCCTCCATGCTGGCGAGGGCTTCGCAGTCCAACTGATTGATCCCAAGCGAGAGAAGACGGCGCGGGCATACGCCGTGCAGCCGCTGTTTGAGGACGAAATGGTTTTTGCCCCGACATCACGCGATTGGGCCGACAAGGTGATCTCGCAGATGGCGAGTTTCCCGCGCTCGGCGCACGACGACCTGACCGACACTTGCACGCAGGCCCTGAAGCATCTGCGCGACATTGGGCTCGCAGTCCACGGCGCCGAGATGCAGCGCGACGATGAATATCTGATGCAGCACCGCAGCGGCCGGGTGGCGCCGCTCTATCCGGCATAAGGGGGGGCTTTGTGCAGATGACGACCAGCGTTACCGATGTCCCGACGCTACGTTGCGGAGGGCTCTACCGCACTATGTCTGGGGAGACGCTGCTATGCATCGGGATGTCCAGCAATGGCTACTACCGGTTGATGGATGCTGCTGGATACGACGACTACGCTGATGCCAAGGGTCGCTATAACAACGGCGTCCAGTGGCTTGATCCCTCATTGGAGATGGTAACGCCCTCCGCCCCGAAGTCGAGCGCGGGATGACGACATTCGGACCGCAGCCGGACATTGTGCTCTCCGATGTCGTCGCGTACGGACCGGGCGGCAGATACCCTATTGTTCGCGTGCGGGGGAGCCAATGGATCGTTGTCGACGCGCTCGGCGCCAATGCCGCTAGCCGACGCCACGATGCCCCGCATTGGTGTGAATGGCGCTGGGTAAAGTGGCTGACGAAGTACTCGCTGTGGCTAAAGACCAAGCGGGAAGCCGCCACCTCGACGCCGACGACCCTACGCACGAATTCCTGAGGCCAGAAGCATGGGCGCCCCTGCCGAACGCCAAGAAGCTCGCTTCGGCCTACAACCGACCATTTGAGCGGAACTTCCGCCTGCGCCTGCGCCGCGCCGTGGCGTTCGAATCCATTGGTGAAATCATGGACCCTCACTATGAGGCCGCTGACGCCTTGGCACTCGCCGCGATGATCCGCACCGCCTCGGATGAGGCGCACATCTCCGGCGACCTCGAATATTATCCCGATGGTAGCGCGGTGGCGGGATCGCAGGTGTGGAAGCGCGGCGCATACTGGCTGAAGGTCGCTATCTAGCATCATGGCAACCACTGATCCTCGACCGGTTGGGCTGTTCCCGGCCGGCCTCGTGCTGCCCAGCACCCTGCGGCAGCCTGCGCCAGAGGAAGCGCCATTGCCGGATGCGATCGACGTCGACCTGACTATTGACGGTCCGGTTGATGGCGTGTCGTTCGATCCCGCAACCGGGGCCATGCAGACCGAACTGGATGACGGCTCGGTTGTTGTGGACTTCAGCCCACCGGCTCGTGGCCGCGACAAGTCAGGCGCCGACAAGCACGACGCCAATCTCGCCGAGCATATCGATTCCGGGGAACTTGGGCGCATTGCGGATGAACTGCTCCGCGGCATCGAGACAGACGAACAATCCCGCACTGAATGGCTGGAGGCTGGGGCTCAGGGCATCAGACTCCTCGGCCTCACCATCGACAATCCATCGCAGACCGGGGCCGATGCTTCGACGGCGGTTGCCGGGCAGTCCACGGTTCGCCATCCGCTGTTGCTCGAAGCTACGCTGCGCTTCCAGGCCAATGCGCGGGGAGAATTGCTCCCCGCTTCCGGGCCGGTCAAGGTGGATACCGTCGGGGCCGAAACGACCGACAAGGACGCTCTCGCCGAGGCGCTGGAGGATGGGCTCAACTACTACCTGACCGATGTTGCGACGGAGTATTATCCCGATACCGATCGGGCGCTGTTCTATACCGGGTTCCGGGGCTGTTCGTTCAAGAAGGTCTACAACTGCCCGATCCGCAGAAGGCCGGTTTCGGAGTCGGTGAGCGCCGAAGACATGATCGTGTCGAATGCCTCGACCGACATGCACAATTCGGCGAGGGTAACGCACAAAATCCAGATGCGGCCATCGACGCTGCGCCGCATGCAGTTGGCTGGCGCCTATCGGGATGTTCCGGTTGGCCAGCCCAATCCCTCGCTGCCCAATCCGGTGGAGGAGGAGAAGAACAACACCCAGGGCGTCGACCCGACCAATCAGATCCCCGAGGATCGCGACCATACCATCTACGAGGTCTATTGCGAACTCGACATCCGGGGATTCGAGGACAAGGACAAGGGCGAGACGACCGGTCTGCATCTCCCGTATCGGGTGGTGATCGACAAGGACAGCCGCCTCGTTCTGGAAATCCGCCGGCAGTGGGATGAAGACGACGACCGCAAGCTGATGAAGCTGCCGTTCGTCAAGTACCCGTTCGTTCCTGGCCTAGGCTTCTACGACATCGGCTTCGTCCACATTCTCGGCAATACCACCAATGCGCTGACTGCGGCGTGGCGGGAACTGCTGGATTCCGGGATGTTTGCCAACTTCCCGGGCTTCCTCTATTCGAAGCTTGCCGGGCGGCAGAACGAAACCGAGCTGCGTGTCCCGCCGGGGGGTGGCAAGGGCATCGAGACCAACGGCATGGCCATCGGCGACGCCATCATGCCGCTGCCCTACAAGGACATCTCGCAGGCCTTCGCGGCGTTCATCGACAATATCGCCCAGACTGGCCAGCGGCTTGGTGGAACGGCAGAGGTTCAGGTTGCCGAGGGGCGGCAGGACGCGCCGGTTGGGACCACGCTCGCCCTGATCGAACAGGCCATGAAGCCGATGGATGCCGTACACAAGCGGCTCCATGCAGCGCAGTCGCAGGAATTCCAACTCCTGAAGCAATGCTTCCGGGAGAACCCGCAAGCCTTTGTCGATGCCGTCAATCGCAAGGGTACGGTGACATGGGACGAGGACAAGTTCCTCGAGGCTCTGGACAATGCTTCCATCGTTCCAATGGCGGACCCGAATACGCCAAGCCAGATGCACCGGCTGATGCGGGCAATGGGCGTCAAGCAGCTCGCGGCCCAAAACCCGACCATGTACGACCTTAAGGAAGTTGACACCTACGTGATGCAGCAGGCCGGCGTGGCCGACCCCGATCGGTTCTTTGCCAAGGCGCCCCCAGCGGCAGCCCAGCCCGATCCCAAGCTGCTGGAAATGGTCGGGAAGTCCAAGATGCAGGACCAGAAGATCGCCAACGACCAACAGGACAGGGCCGTGAAAGTCGCCATGCAGCAGCGCGAGAGCGCTGACCAGGCGGCGGAGCGGGTGAGCCGGGAGAAGATCGCGGCCATAGGGCTCGTGAGCGACATCATCGAGCACCCCGGCTCCGACCAGCAGGCGCAGACAGATTTGGGGCAGTTCGCCCCGGCAGCGGAGTGAAGGCAATGGACTTCGGTTGCACTTTGGAGGAATGCCAGGAACGCCTTGGCGCGCGATACAAGGTGATAGAACGCCGCGAGCGCCTTGATGTGCGCGGCAACGAATTCGATGAAGTCAGCTATATGTGTGAGCCGCCTCACTCGGGTGGTGATTTCGACCCATACAAGATGGGCATTGTCGTTCAGGCGGATGTTGCCTCGGCAGTTGAGGCGCTGAAGAACGTCTTTTTTGGGAGGCTTCGCATGCGACTGTCGCCTATCACCGACCATGACACCGTGGAGTTCTGCGTGTTGCCCGATATGCATCTGAGGGACGGCAGCTTTCTCCAATTCTACGCGCGCCTTTCAACCTACAGATCGGGAACCTGACCATGGCCAGCATGCGTGACGAAGCCAAGCGCTCGCAGGACGACAAGATGGCCCGCATGGGCCTCAAGATCAGGACTGCGACCCTCGGCGAGGATGAAGGGCTCGGCCACGTCCTGCCAGCCAGTGATGGCACTCAGGGCAAGGCTCAGGGCGGCTATGCGGACGAGTACCGTGATGGCGACCGGGTGCACTCCCGCGTGCAGAAGCCGGAAGCGTCAGTGGGTGGCAAGAAGGCATCGAAGCGACTGGATCGCCCCGGCTATGCGTCCGGCGGTGCAGTGAAGAAATCCAAGGGCACGACCGTCAATGTGATCGTTGCCTCCGGCCACGGAACCCCGGCGCCGGGAATGCCTTCCCCCGGCGTTGGCGCGGTGCCCCCTGCGGCTGCTGCCCCTCCCGCGG